CACTCCGGGTCCCGAGTTAAGGCCCGGCATAACTGGGTGATGGACTTCGCCGATCTAGACCTGGTGGTCAAGCCCATCCTCGAGCGGTTCGACCACAAGTTCATAGCCACCCAAGCCGATGAGCTTGGGGAGCCCGGCTGGAAAGTGTCGGTGGTAGCCCGAACTCGAGATGTGGTCTTTGCCGAGACCTTGGACTCAACGGCTGAGAGCCTAGCTGAGTGGTTTGGGTACGAGATCGGAATGAAGCTGGGCCCCTCACCCCACCTGACAGAGGTAACAGTGTGGGAGACTCCGAAGAGCAGAGCAACATGGACACCGTAGACCAGCTAGAGCAGACTCGTGGCCAGGAATATGGCTACGATGCGTGGAGGATCTCGTCTGCCATTCTCCGGATCCTACCCCTCAACAAGATTCGGGAGGCTGGGTTCTTGTCACCCGTAGCCAGTATGGTGAGGAAGCTGGTCCGTGCTGCCAACGATCCCACCAAGGCCGAGCATTGGGCCGACATGGAAGTGTACATCCGTTTGATCCGCAAGGCCACTGAGCAGCCCGCCTCTGGCCCTAGCCCTCACGGAGGAGGAACCTAGGGGTGAGACAAGACTATCAGGTCAACGAGATATTCTCCAGCATCCAGGGGGAGGGACGACAGGTCGGTAGGGTGGCTACGTTTATCCGCCTCCAGGGGTGTCCTGTCGGTTGCGAGTGGTGCGATACGAAGTACACGTGGTTCAAGGGCGGCTCTCGTATGAGCCTCTACGAGATCTGGCAAGAGGTCCGACATCCTTGGGTAGTGATTACGGGTGGGGAGCCTACCCTGTATGACCTAGATGGGCTGATAGAGGGCATCGACGAGCTGGACCAGGAGTTCAAGGAACGGCGACCTGCCCCACTCTACCGGGTGTTCCAGTTGGAGACCTCCGGGCTCCATGAGCTCAAGGGTAAGCGAGTCCCAGACTGGGTTACGATCTCGCCCAAGCATCGACTCCAGTACCAGGTGCCCGACTCCCTGCTCAGGTATGCCAACGAGTTGAAGTTCGTGGTGGACGAGCACTTCACCCCCTCCATAGCCGAGGATCTACAGACCCGGTGCAACGAGATCAGTGTCCCCAACCCGGACTCTACCTTCCACCACGGTAGGGTGTCGGTAGTCCTCATGCCCGAAGGCTGCCCTCCCAAGCCTGAGATGATCGCTCTGACTCTCATCGTCCTCAACGACCACCCCGATTGGTTCTACGGCGATCGCATTCAGTATCGGATCGGAGTACCGTAATGACTAAGCAGAAGAAACTGATCAACTACCTCCGTGTGGAGGTGAGTATCGGGCGGGTTGACCCGCATCCTGAGCAGGACAAGGAGCCACTAGCCCGAACCTGCCACATCTGCAAGCATGGGTCCTTCGAGATGGTCTTCGATCGGAGGGAGGGGAAGGAGGATCCGGAGCGACTCCTACGCACTAAGAGGGGTCGAGCCTATGTCTGGCTGGTGCTCCATAGCGCCGCATCCCACTACCTTCACCTTTTCATTACGGAGAACCTTAAGGCGATAGGACGATCGAAGGTGTGGGGATGACTTACGAACTGGACTTACAGGAGATCCTATCCGGGATGTTCGGGGAGGACACCTGGGACGACTCCTCCAAACGAACAGCAGAGAGGGTGGTCAAGTACTGGGCAGAGTTCTACACTATGGGTAAGCCACCTAGGCTGACGACGTTCGAGGCGTATGCACAGCAGCTCATCGTAGTCAAGGGGATCCAGTTCTCTAGTATCTGCTGTCACCACCTACTGCCGTTCTTCGGAGAGGTCCATGTGGGATACCTTCCGCACACACGGATGGTCGGGCTCTCGAAGATACCCAGGGTGGTAGAGTACTTCTCACGGAGGCCTCAGACTCAGGAGCGAATGACGGCCAACATAGCAGACTACCTCAAGAAGGGACTTGAGGCCAAGGCCGTTGGAGTGGTAGTCCAAGCAACGCACACGTGCATGGTTGCCCGAGGCATACGAGCTAATGGGGCAAGCATGCTTACGTCCGAGATGCGAGGAATCTTCCTCACCTCAGACCGCCCCCGAGCGGAGTTCCTGGAGTTGATCCGATGAGTTATTGGATAGACCATTGCAGAGTGTGTGGCACCTCCCTACAGCTCACACTACTGGAGGGTATCGGCTTCCGGGCGGACGGTACGAGGCTGTGGAAGACGTGGTCCGTTATGCGCTGCGTAATCTGTCTGGGATGGTGGGAGGTCATACATCGTGAAGATAGCCCATATAGTACCGACTGAGAACTTGCAGCAGGTCGAGCACTATGGGTACCACATGGCCCTGGCTCCCCGATTGGAGCAGGACCCGGTGTATCGAGAGTGGTTCCGCCGCCAGCATAGCCTCGGGAAGTTCCTCATCGTCGACAACGGAGTTATGGAGCCCGAGCTTGGGGAGGCCCTGGACTTCCGGGAGGTGGTGGACCTGGCTAACTACGTAGGGGCGGACGAGGTATGCCTTCCCGACGTGCCCTACAGGGGGGAGGAGACCTACGACTCCACCAAGGAGGCCCAGCATCTAGTCGAACCCTGTCGAAGGCTATTGATCCCTCAGGGTGAGGACTACACCCGGTATCTGATTTGTGCAGTTAGGCTACTACTCTTGGATCCGGTCTGCCTTGGCCTCAACCGGGCCCCTCTGAAGTTTGGGTACACCCGCTCCGATGTGCTCAAGTACCTAGACAAGCACGGCTGGAGGTGGCGGGTACCTTTTCATGCGATGGGTCTGTGGGAGAACCCTGAGCGAGAGGTGGTCGAGCTCCGTGGGAAGGTTCGGGGCCTCGATACAGGTGCTGCTGCCGCCTGCGCTCAGCAGGGAGAGGGATTAAAGAAGAGAGAGGGGCACATCGGACTGGACCACAGACTCGGGGTGGTTGCGTGGGGAACCCTGCAGCAGAACCTGGAGACACTAGATGGATGGGCTAATACTACCGAAGAGTCCGGGGGCGGACTGTCAGAACTGCACCCTGAGGGCTGAGGCATTTGTTCCACCTGCGGGCCCTGCACAGCCCCAGCTTGTAGTGGTGGGAGAGGCTCCGGGTGCGGATGAGGTCCGAGTGGGGGAGCCCTTCGTTGGGAAGTCTGGCCAGTTGCTCCAGGCCATGCTGAAGCAGGTTGGGCAGGAGTGGGAGGGGGTCTGGCGTACCAACGTGGTGCTGTGCAGGCCTCCGAAGAACCGAACCCCCACCCAGCTGGAGCAGAAGTGCTGTGCACCTAGGCTCTTTGAGGAGCTGGAGCAACTGGGAGAGTCCGTACCACTGGTGGCCCTAGGTCGGACAGCAGAGCACTCCCTCCGAGTAGAAGAGCAAGGGGTATGGTACGGGAACCGCATCTCGACCTACCACCCTGCCTACGTTCTCCGCAACCCCAAGGAGGCCTATACGGTCTATCAGACCCTCCGTAAGGCCGTTCAGATCCCCCACCAGCAGCCGATCGAACCCCTAGTATTCGTATGTCAGAGTGTGGTGGAGGTTTACGACGCCCTTAGAGAGCTAGAGAAGCTTAACGATGGGCGTATACTTATCTGGGATCTGGAGACCGAGCAGAGGGTGTGGTACCGAGATCCGATCCTCTGTATGCAGCTAGCTACTGACAATCTGAGTGCGGTGGTGGTTCCTAAGGAGTTCCTGCACCTCCCTGAGATTCGGGAAGGGGTGCGGAGCCTACTGCTGGGGTGGAAGGGGCCGAATGGAGGTCATAACGTCAAGTTTGACATGAACTTCCTAGCGGGGCAGTGGGGCGTGGACTGGGCATTCGAGCAGAGGCCCACGATTGATACGATGCTCATGCACTACGTCCTTAAGGAGACAACGGGGGAGCATGGCCTGAAGTTTCTTGCAGGGTACTACTTCGATGCACCTGACTACGAGGCTGGTCTGGTAGGACCCTATCTCAGGTCGCAGGAGGACTTGTGGTCCAAGGTTCCGCCCCCCTTGCTTCATGAGTATGGTGGCAAGGACGTGTGCTACAACCGAATGCTCGTCGACCCTCTAGAAGGGGAAGTAAGGGCGCAGGGGTTGTGGGGCCTCTATGAGTTCCTCATGCAGGCCAACTGGGCCGTGCACAAGATGGAGCAACGGGGCATTCGGATGGACCGGGAGTGGCTCAAGAAGGTAGAGGAGAGGCTATCTCAGGAGTGTTGGGAGCATACCGAGGAGATGGAGTTCATTGCGGACGAGGCCCTAGGTAGGTGGGGTGGGCAGGTGCCTCCCTGGTTCAACGGAGAGGAGCCGAAGCGGGCCCCGGCCAAGTTCCATCGGGTGATTGAGAACATTGACGAGGATGGGCTGAACACCAATTCGCCCGACCAGCTAGCCGTACTGATGTTTGACCTGCTCGGGCTGCCCACAGCGATGGACCCCAAGGAGGGAAGGAAGCATCCACGAACCACAGCAGCCAATACCCTGCGTATACTTGAGAAACTCCCAACCCTAACGGAGGAACAAGGTGCGTTTCTTCAGGAACTTATCTACTATCGCAAGAAGAATAAGCTTCTCACTGCGTATGTCAATAACCTTCTTCCGATTCTTGATGAGCAGGACCGTGTACACACCGGTTTCCTCATCCACGGGACAGAGACCGGACGACTATCTGCTCGAGATCCAGCTCTCCAAACCATTCCACGAGAAGGGGATGAGAACGATCCTTTCTCGTCTCTCGGAAACCTCATACGAGGGGCGTTTGTTCCCGCCCTGGGACACAAGCTTATCGTGGCAGACTACGCTCAGGCTGAGTTGCGAGTCGCAGCCCACCTATCCCAGGAACCCTTCCTACTCCACGCCTTTAGATCCGGAAGGGATATCCACTCCTTCGTAACCGAGGGGATGTTCGGAGAGGGGTGGACGAAGGAGAATAGGTCGGAGACCAAGCGACTAGTGTTCTGCACATTGTACGGAGGGACAGCCTATAACTTTGCCAGTGACTATGCCGTACCCTACGACCGGGCCCAGGTGATGTACGAAAAGCTGGTGGGACTGATGCCGGGGTTCTACGGACCAGGTGGCTACATCGACCAGCAGTTTGACCTACTGAGGCAGAGGGGCTACGTGGAGACCATCCTTGGCCGACGGCGGAGGGTCCCCCTTATCCTTGAGGAGAACCGGAAGGAAGCTCGGAAGATTGCACTCAATGCACCTATCCAGGGAGGGGCCCACGAACTTACGATGCTCTCGTGGGTACAGCTAACCAAGCTGGGATACTTGACCATGTTGGAGGTGCATGACTCCGTACTACTAGAGGCCCGGGAAAGCGAGGCTGACCTGGTGGCGACGGAGGTCGAGAAGGTGATGGTACGGTGGGGGGAGAAGTACTATCCCTCAGTACCCTGGAAGGCCGATGTGAGAATCCGAAACCGATGGGGTCGAGATGAATGAGCGCCAGCTAGCGGTAGTGTCCGAGATCATTCGGGACAAGGGGAGGATCTACGTTAAGGAGGTGGATGGGCTGCTACACGTTTCCATCCACGTGTTCTCTCGGGATATTGGGCTGATCGATAAGCTGGCTCGCTCCGGGGTGGGGAGGGTGAATACTATTCCGGGAGGTACTCGCGACTGGTCATGGGCAAGGCGACACGAACTTCGCAAGTACCTTCCCGGAATTGTCTCCAGGATGCCGGAGGGTAGGAAGAAGGAGCTATTGGCAGAGGTTTACCGGAGTACGATTGCCGGGCAACGACGCCAGGAGGTCCTACTTGCCCTTCAGGCCGTCCTCCAAGGCCGTACCGAAGATGAAGGCGATCCAGACAGCGGCGATCGCCGTGGCGGAGGCCTCCGGGGGGATGCTGGCATCCCCGAGGGTGACGAAGGTGGCTCCGAAGGCGGCCAGGAACTTCCGTGAGGTCAGGGTGTACCAGATCTTGCCAAGTACACGCCCGAACTCAAAACGCACGTTACTGGGTGAAGCCATGATACTGTCTCCTTTTCTAGTGTGAGTGCTTCAGAGCCCACAGCTCCGCAACCTTCTGTTCGAGGGTCAGTGGGGGCTCCTCGTCTTCACTGACCACCTGGGACCACGTACTCTCTAGTATCTTGTTCCTGTCCACCGCCTTCTGTATCCAGCCCGGACGCGAGTGCCAGTCGAACTGCCAGATCAGGGGTTGCGGGCTCGGATACCCCTGAATGGAAGGCCAGCCTGGTATCTCCCGAATGGTGCCTTGATACTTGGGCCAAGCTAGCCAGATGTCTGCATTGTCGAGGATGACGGAACGGATCTGGTGGTAGTGGTTGAGCAACAGGTTGTAGTTAGAGTAGAACAGCCACTTCCTCCCTAGGATTCGAGCGCCCTCTTTAAGGGCGTCCGAGACCTGATTAAGGGGGAGGGCCCATTCAAGGTCTAGAGCATCCCGGACCTGTCCCGGAATGCGGGCGGCTAGGAAGTCGTCTAGTTCTGCACGCAAGGCTCGTTGGCCTCGGGGCAGTAGGTAGGATCCGAAGGGGACGTGATGGGACTGGAGGCCCTGAATGTGTGAGTCGTAGAGGGGGTCCTTGGAGTACCCTTGCCAGCATTGGACGATGGCAAACTCCATGAAGGCAGGGTCCCGCTGTTCCCACGTTACTGTTTGGTACCTCGAGAGGTCTACTCCATACTTGTCAGGCATAGCTAGGCCACCTTTGCGATCTGAAAGAGAGGGGTGTAGTCACTGAAGCGTTGTACGGCCAAGTCGCCTCCACTATCTTGCCAGGCTAGCAGCTCTAAATAGTCGCCAACCACTAGCTCTACTAGGGCTAGTGGAACAACAGTTGTAGACTTGGCTGCTCCCAGGTTGGATCGGTGGTCGTAGCCTACGTCTGTAGAGGCATTCTGGCGGATCTTAGCCAGGCGGGTCCCTGTGGCATTAGCTGCAAACCTGACTGTCCCAGCGGCCAAATAAACTCCGGGAGTACGACAGGTAAGTTGGGTAGGGGCTACCATCGAGAAGAACCCATCCGTGTCGATGGTCACCAAGTCGAAGGAGATAGGAGTGTACCCAACCGGCTCCACCCCAGAGAGGGTCTGGTTCGTTGAGCGAGAGACCCGTGCGGCTATGCCGAAGAAGAACCCTACCCCACTAGCATAGTTAAGGCGGTAGGTCTGGCGAAGGGTCTCCAGCTCCCTCTCAACGTACCCTAGCCTGTCTTCAAGACTCATCAGGGGCGGGCTCCTCCTGGCGACGATGAGGAGTGTAGGGCTGAGGGGGCTTAGGCCGGGTAGGGGAACTGAGGGTGAGGGAGGGGGGCTTGATGCCTTGAGAGCCGTAGTAGTGGCCCAGTCTCAGCCCTAGGTAGAACCCAACGGCGCCGATTAGGAAGCCGGTGGCCCCGAGAAGCGATCCCACCACGTTCTCCATCTCTGATAGTACTCCCATTCCTTAGGATACTTGGCCCGTCTCTTCTTTTTCTCGAAGAACTTACCGAGCTCCTCGAGATACTTCAACCAGTCCTGCCCAAAGTTTACCAGCTCCTGAACGTACGAGGCTGGGAAATCCTCCTGGGTGAACACCCGTTCGATAGGTGGCGGGGGCTTGCCCGGAGATCGTTGGGGGTCAAAGGCCGACCGTACCCCCACCCGTCCCCGTACGGATCGCTTCCATCGTAGCTTGACCACCTTGGGGAAGCGCCGCATCCGACCTGTAATGGATGCTACTGGATCGAAGGGGCGATCCCCCACTAGGAAGTTGTTCCCATGTATGGTTCCGTAGAGGAGAGCGGGAACCCGGTCTAAGGTAGCAACCACGTCGTTCAGGATCTCGAGATCTGTGAAGATGTAGACCTCGTACCCCGCTGCGATGTACATAGCTACCTTGTTGGCATCGTACTCGTACATCCCCGGGCGGCTGTGCCAGTATACCCCTGCTACTTCGATGATGACCCGATAGTCGTAGAGGATGAAGTCCGGTCGCAGACGTTCGGACTTGTCGTCCGTAAAGGGCATGTCGCCCCAGTAGTAGGAGAAGTAGAAATTGATCTGACGACGGATAAGCTCGGCAAAGATCATCTTCTCCGGTAGGGTGGCTGGGACGTCGGTCCAGTAGTCGATGAAGAAGGGGGGCTGCGTTAGGGCTCCCCAAGCTGCCCTTACCCCTAGGCGCCGGGAGGCCAGGAAGGACTGCACCCGATCCCAGTACCGTCGGTGCAGTAGCTGGCGTGGCATGCCGGGTTAGAACCCTGTGGGTGCCGATAGGTTGCCCCATCCTGCTCGGGTCTCCGTTCGCATCTCGTCCAGCCGTACGGGTATCATCCCCCCTACCATAGTGTTTCGGTAGGCTAAGACCGGTATCACAGCCCCCGGATCGGTGACCATGATCCTATAGGTACTCGTATGTCCTACGGGTGGCGGGTACGGAACCTGAGCTGTGTAGAGTAGCCCGGACTTGCTCATCGAGAAGAGGGAGGCTACGATATGGGCACCACTGTTCTCCTGGACCCCGTTGAGCAGTTGGATAGGGTCCGTTGCTACGGCCGTGAAGTCAATAATATCCAGAGGCTGCTGGAGTTCCAGGTACTCAACCTCTATCTTCTGGATGAGAGCGTTCCCCATCTCTCCGCCATCTACCTCTACTAGCACGGCTACCTCTCTACCTATCGTATTGATGGGGAAGGGGGCAGCGATCTGGTAGGTAGGACCTGCGGAGGTCCCAGGGTAGGGGAGTACGGTGTCCTCATGCAGGCGTAGCCACTCCTGGTTGAAGAGGCTGCCGATCGGCGTAACCTCATACACAGCTCGGGGAAAGGCACTAGGAAATAGGGCAGCAAACCAGTAAGCCGGGACTCCGGAGGTAGCAGGACTGCTAGGAATTCCCTTGACCCACTTCGTCTTCTCAGGAAAGAGATGCATCGTCCCAGAGCGCTTTAGCCTATCCGTTCCATCGGCAGTTTGAGGGAGATACTTCCAAGCAGTCCCGTTCCAGTACACGGGAGGTAAGAAGGAGGGGATATCGGTGGGGCGCTCTCTCTGACGAAGTACGAACCCATCTGGAGGGACATTGAACCCTAGGACAAGCCTATCTAGGACGGACCCGAGGCTATTCTCGGTAGCCTCAACCCCATCCCGAACCCGTCCGGACTTCCAGACGTCTGTATAGTCCAAGTAGGTCGTCCCTCCATAGACTATCCCAGCAGAGATTAGCTCGGGGCTAGCAACTTGGGTGAGGGCACTAACGGCTACGTTAACGTCTGTACCTGTCTTTAGTAGGGTGATGAGGACTCGGTTGTAGAGCTTATCGATCTCCGGTAGGCCCTGGTCTACTAGGGAGGTAATGAAGTAGGCCCGGTCACTGAGGGTTGGGCCTAGGCCCCGGGCGTAGTTGGGTTCCTTGAGGTACTCCGCCGGGGTCAGGCGGTTGACCATCGCGATAGGGAAGTCAAGGGAGTCTGTTACGGCTCCCCAAGGGTCGCGCCAGTTAGTCGGACCGAGGAAGAGATAGCCAAAGGCCGTAGCTACCGAGGTGGGATTCTGATCCGTACCCCGTAGCTGCTCCCACACGTCCGTCAGAGAGAGATCATCCCCATCCAGCCATCGGTGCCAGCCTCGAGTATCAGAGTCGTAGATGATATAGCGGACCCGACCTGATTGCTCTTGGAGGGTCAGGATAAGTTCGTTCCCTGAGGAGGCTGCATCCTTGTAGACTCCAGGGAAGAGGGGGACGTCTACGATCTCGATCCCCAGGGCACCTGTTAGACGGTAGAGAATGTTCCGAATGTTCCAGTACAGCTCTCCCCGATGGTAGATAAGGACGTTGAAGTTCTCAGGGTCTCTATAGTCCTTAAAGGACTGGACCTCGTAGACTCTACCAGCATCGAAGACCCAGAGGGAGTCCTCCTTACCCCAATAGAGGCGTCCGAAGGCAGGTTCCATCTGCTTGATTGGAACGTCCGGATCTCCAGGGTAGTAGAAGGTAGTCCATAGTGCCGTTATGGGGTCGTAAGCAGCGGACCGTCCACCCTCCGCTCTCCAGAGCTTGGAGTCGTAGACCTCCAGGTTAGTAGCAAGGGTGTTGTAGGAGGGCGTGTAGCGGGACAGGTTGCTGTAGGCCGTAATCCCCAGGCCATCGGCCCGATGGATAACGGAGCTGAACTTGGTTACCGAGACTGTAGCCTGTGCCATGATCCCGGTCTCGACTACGGCCCACTGCCCCGGTGGGCGATTGAAGACGTGTCCTCGGAACCCTCCGAACGGATCCCCTAAGGTATGGGCGACTACGTTGGTGAAGATGGCCGTCATCCGGTTGTGCATAATGACAGGGCGTAGGGAGTGCTCCTGGGCGAACACCCTATGGGCGTTCGTAAAGAGGGTTCGGGTCTTCTGGGACTCCGAGGAGAGACGTACTGGTAGGACGGCTAGCTTTATCCCCTTCAGGTCTCCGATCATCCCCGGGTCCATCATGCTGGACTCGGCGTAGCGATTGTTAGCCCTTGTCTCGGAGTACCGAACTTGTCCAGCCCCTCCAGAGAAGTCACTCTGAACCCAGGACTTCCACCGGCCCTTGTCCATACCGAGGGGGTCGCCCGTACTGAACCTAGGCAAGAAGGTCGGGGCGTTGCGAATTCGATAGGTGCTGGGCATTACCGTCAGGCCCACAGCCACGCTAGCGTTAACGTGGATGACGACGTCGTGGGTCTGGCCTACTTGGAGAGCTGGCTGGGTCATGATCGGCGTCGCTTACGCTGGGCGTGGGTAGGGGTAGGAGGTCGGCGTACCTTGTCCCATCGACGGTCGGCTCGATCTTCCTCGCTTCTGATCAGCCCCAACAGGTCTCCTAGGTCTAGATTCTGGAGGGAGGCGATGGCCGTAAACTGCTCATAGAGAGCCCGGTCCCTCACCCAGAAGTGGTACATCTCAGCCTGGGCTGCGTGGAACAGTACGGGCAGAGCCTGATCCGGAACCTCCAACACGGGAGTGATAAGGTCTCCTTGGGACCAGTTTTGGGCTTGAACCGTGAACGCACCCGTAGCAGCCCGGGTAAGGCCTGTGAAGCTGGTAGCCGTGACAGCCTCGTATCGGATTAGCTCCCGTTGGGTAGTGGTGGTCCCTGGTGGGAGGGCTGGATGGATTGCAAAGTATCCAGGTGCCCTCCATTCTGCAGCAGGCACAGCCCCCGAGGTATGAACAGCCAGCTGGCCCGAGGTGAACATGCCTGCTACTACAGCCTGTCGAGGCACATCCGTTAGTCGAGACTCGTAATCGACCTCAACGTTCCTGGCCCCTAGGTAGGTCCGAGTGTTGAAGTAGAGAAGGTTCGTATCCGTTGTGGGCTGGTGGGTGTACCCCTCAAGGCGCCTCCTGGGCCCAGCTGAGGTTACGCCTGTAGCAAAGACGTCAATGATTCGGTGGACGTCTCGAGGGAGAACCGCAATCGTAGCTCCCTCTAGGGGCAGGGAAATGGACGTATAGACCCTTCGAACGGTGAACTCGTAGGTCCGTAGGGCCTCGTTAACGGCCGCCCTAGCAGCCTCCGTCAGGGTTGCAGAGAGCTGCCACAAGGAAATATTGGTGGCGTTAAGTCGTACGCCTAAGAGTTCTTCGGTGAGGTCCTTAAGGGTTTTCATAGCATCGTCACTTTGTGGTCCTCAGACCGACGTTAGGTGCCATGTCTACAGGGTACTCTCTATCACCACTAGGTTGTTATATCTATGCCGCTGCAATCAGTCCATGCGCGATCATGGCATCTCTCAACGCATCAATTAGTCCATCGGTCGTCGCATCGCCCGAGTTCGCCACATCGTCCGCTCTAGCATCTACAACACGTGCCCCAACCACTTGTGTTCCACCAATCTTGACCAAGGCAGTATCCTGTTGCACATAAGCTCCGGTTCCAGCATTGAACTGCGTAGTTGCTAAACCCGTTTGGTACGTATATTGAGGAACCCACTCTAGTGATGATCCAGTTCCACCCCAAGCATGTTTTATGGCATTCGTAAACGTATACCCATTTGTGTTGATCTTCAGACCATGTACTGTCAACTCGCTACGCCCATCCGCCAAGTGTAGGAGATCTCCAACATTTCCTTGCAAACCGAAGTGGACACCGAAAAAGTTCACGCTACCTGTATCTACAAAGATACAATCTGCTGATTTGGCGACTGGCTCAACCTGTACATGGTAGAAGTTATCAAACGAAGTCACGTGTAGATCGTAGGAAGTGTTACTCTCAAGCCATAATCCGAAATATGAACAAGCGCCACCCAAAGTCTTGATGCCGACGCTATTCGCAATGGACCAAAGATAGCTACAGGAAACGGCGTTGCCGTTGATCGTGATTCCCGTTCCGCTGGGGAAGTTCGCGACGTAGACATTGCTTACGGAGGCCGGCCCGTTTAATTGAGCTGCCTGATTTCCAATATCGAGTCCATCCCCTGCGGTCCCATTGCCATCTAGCCAGAAGTCCTGTACCCAAAGGCGCGTGGCACCGCCAGGATTGCCTTCTCCAGATGTCTTATCTCTAATTGCGGTCCCGGTACTACCAATAATGCGCTTCAATACGGTTTGGCCCATGTGGGCACCCTGAAACTTCATATATGCTGACAGCTTTAGATTGCTTATCATGTAGGCAACGGAGGGGACTGGCAAAAAACAAACACCCTTCGCAGTCGCGGCCGCATCTATGGCAGCTTGAATCGCGGCGGTATCATCTGTGCTGCCATCGCCCGTGGCCCCATAGAATTGGACGTTAAAGACACTAGGATTGAGTAAGGAGATATTGGCCTTCTTATAACTACCCCCTTGAAGGATCTCTAGAACATCCCCATCGGCCAGTGCTGAGGCAGCTGAGAGAGAGTCGATTACCCTTCCGCCGCCACCCTCAATCTCGATGCCTGACATTGTACCCTCCTAGTTATGCTATCTGAGAACTCCGGGCCGAATGTAGACCTGGACGTTAGTACTATTGCCCCCAGCAGAGAGGAACCCAAGAGTATCCACACTGGGGGAGAAGGGAAGGACATACTCCGTATCAGCCACCAGTCGCGCCGAGTTGATCCCTCCCGTTGTAGGGACGGCATCCAAGGCGAGGTGCACATCCGTTCCGACTGGACGGATAATGTAGATTTCCGCCCGTGGATGCAGGGTTAGTTCCCGAGGCCAGACTCCAAGATAGACGGGAGTCCCTCCTACGGTGACGTTGTCCGCTACCAGTCTCTGTAGAACACCTGCAGCAATAAGTTGTGCTTCCTCACGAGAGGTCATGGCTATCTCCTTAGCAGTGAAGTATCGTTCCCGGCGTACTTCGTAGGCCCTTCTGGGCTAGCCTCATAAACTGGCCAACAGCAGCCTCCTTCGAGAGTATGTCCCACTGTAGGAGAAGGGAAACTCCTACCACACTTTGGAGGTCGTACTGGGCAACTAGAGTCAGGGCCACTAGGGTTTGGATGTCGTATTGGGCAGCCTGAGATTGAGTCGCTAGCTGGCGCATATCCCACTGGAAGCCCTGGGCCAGTCCAACAGCGTTCTTAATGTCCCACTGCAGGGCTTGAGCAAGCCCGACTGCCGCTCGGATATCCCACTGAAGAGCTAGGTCCAGCCCCACCTGCCCTGCTCCGCCAGGGGGAGCCTCAGCCTCTTCTTCTATGAACCAGGGTAGGATAGGTCGACTCATGCTATAGCTTTCTTAGGGACCATAGGATGGCGCGGGGGGCTCCCCCACTCCACTGCTTAACACCAACCTGCACCCCAAAGACGTTATCTACAGGGGGCGAAATCAAGGCCGGCAAGGACGAGTGTGACTGGGGTCCGAAGTTCCCCTGGAAGGCTGGGTAGAAGCCTGTGCTCTGCCGTACGGACTCGTACATCGTAACCTGTATGAAGTCGCCCAAGGACGTTCCACGCAAACCCACATGCAGAGCGACGTTACCAATGGTGTACACCGTAGCGACGATGATTTCCGTTCCAAGGGAAGTATTCTGTGATCCACCTACCAGCTCACTGGGCATGGGGCTAGCTTACTCCGTGCATGACTACTTCTAGCAGACGATCCGTAGCGTCTGTAATACTAGAGACCATCCTAGCTACTACTCTAGAGCCCTGCGGGATAAACACCGGGAAGGGTCCTAGTCCTGAGGGAACAATGGCATCCGACGTCGTTCCGGCGAACAGTGGTACATGGGTAATGATGGGCTGCTCAGAGCCTACTGGACCTACCCCGATAGTCAAATAGTAGCGTGCATCCGTCATGCCCGTATTAGCTCTATTGCCCAAGGAGAGCAGGAGCCAGTAGATATCGAACTCTGTACGTGGAGTAAGCTGACTCCATAAGCCAGGACGCCCAGCTGTTCCTCCCGGGTCGACTTGGGTTCCGGCGGCATTTCCTAGGGAATGTCCGTAGGTCGAAACAATCCCGTGCCGAGGACCGGGGCCCCAAGCTCCTCCAAACAGATTGACTACGGCATCGATGGGTTGGACGCTAGTAGTCTGTGCCCGAACCCAGAGTCGCTGGCCTGCCGCCACCGGAATAGGAAACAGGAGGGCCGTTGGAGAAACATTGCGATTAGAGAGATGAATGTTATGGACGATGGGTGTAATAGCAGCCGCTGGAATGGCTATCGTTCCTCCCACAGCACTCACACCAACATCGACCAAGGCCCGCCAGCCCGGCGCAGCATTCTGTTGAAGGGTGACGTAGAATGCACTAGCATCCCGGACCAGGTTAGAGTTGGAGAGGGCATACCAGTTGCCTTTAGCCCCGACGGTAGACTGGACAACGAGAGAGGCGTGCCCCGTAGAATGGGCTGCACCCCGCACCTCGTAGCCAATGTCAGGGCTTACCGGCCAGTAAGGAATTGGCGTATCCTCTGCCACCCCTTTGGTTGGGGCGGAATTAACTGCAGATACTGGAGGTGATTTGCTTTGGCTAGCTCCCTCCAGATATCCTGAAACCTAGCTGGAACCCAATGAATAAGTCCCGTCTCCCGAAGTACTGGAACCTCCTCAGTGAGCCGAACGTAGAGAGTAAAGGGGTTGGCCCACTTGCTATTCAGGAAGATTACATCGAAGTAGTCTGGTAGGATTACGCAACCAAAGGTATCGGCCAGCCATCGTTCCTTCAGATTTAGGCGTACAAAGAATCCAGCACGTTGTTCGGAAGTCTGTTCTTCTGGAAGAAGGAAGTGGAGGTTCTTCCCTCCCGGGTCTCGAAGGTAGTTCCGAATAGCAACGTAGTTGGCCTGATCCTCTGCAAGGCGACAGATCAGCATCCGTCGAATCAGACGAACGTCGTTCTCAATGATCTGGCTCATGCCGCTGTATCCCCTTCAGTTCGGATAGTAACCGCCTCAGCAGTTGCAGCAGCTACAGCAGCAGAGATGACTCGACGTAGCCAAACCCCAAACCAGTCTCCTGCTGCTACATCTCCTCCTCCACCCGGAAAGGCCAACCCGGTCGCCTTTGTGGTGGCATCCGAGAAAGAGATGGCCGAGGGAGCCGTACTCTCGTTGGCAATAGTCTGGATGGAGCCAGTAGTTTCGCTGGGACTTGGGGTCTCAACTCCAAAGGAGATATCATCTTCAGCATTCCCGGTATCAACGGAGATCCACACCTTCCCAGCAGTGAGGGGTAGGGAGCCATGACTGTTGAGGAACCCGACCGCACGGTACTCCGTATCCCCAGTACTGGACTCATCACCACTGACGTCGTCGAAGAGATTATTGTCTCCCCCTGTAACATCAGTGGAGGCCCGAAATCCTCCCAACGAAGCATCTGGATCAGCCTGAGCCGCATTGTGGGAGGCTGCTCCGGTGTACCTGTACTTAAGGTCCCCAGCTACGATTGGCATCGGTGCCTCAGTAGGGAATTCCTAGCTCGTCAAGTTCACGGACCAACTGGTCACGGAAGTCTTTGATCTCTTGAGGGTGCAGGTGGGAGGTACCCACTATTCCCACCGAGGCATCCCGAGGCCCCTTGTACCAAAGCTCCTCCGGGAAGTCCTCCGTCCAGTAGAGATCGTACTGGGCTGCATGAGATGTAAGGGGTGTACCCGGGAATGGGATCAGTGTGTTTACGTCAGCTCGATCAGGACGATGCTCTAGGATCCAGTCCCGAGTCCGCTCCATGCTTTGGCGGTCTTCTCCCGGCAGCCCCAAAATGAACGACGCCTTGAACTTAATGCCCAGCTGCTTACACCATTCGAGAGCCTGAGTATCCTGCTCAATCGTAGTCCCCTTGGTAATGTTCTGTTTGATGCGGTTGTCGGCAGTTTCTACTCCCGCCAGGACCTCTACGAGTCCTGCATCGGCCATCTGCTTCAGGTACTCAAACCCACCTTGCTTGGCAATCACGTCCGTTCGAATGAAGCACCTCCAGACCAAGTTGCGCTCTCGTAGGAGCTCGAGGATCTGGAGGGTACGTGGCTTGTTGAGTGGAAGGATATCGTCGTAGAACATAATTCCGGTGAAGCCGAGCTCTCGGGCTTGGTCGAGTTGCTGACGTACCAGGTCCACAGATTCATAACGAACAAACTTGTCCCAGATAACCCCATTGCGGCCAGATTCACAAAAGGCACAGGCCATCGGACATCCCCTGCTGGTGAATAGGGTAGTGGTAGGATGCTGGTGTCCTTGGCGATCCTCTAGGAAGGCGTGGTACCTTTGAGACCATCGCCTTACGGGGGGCAGCAGGTGCTCTAGGTCGGACTGGACGGGGTAGGCTTGTACGTGTCCCGGTCGCTCCGCAGCTCTCGTAAGGATGTCCTGGACCACATCCGGATGGTCGGACTCTCCCGAGACTACCAGGTCGAACCCTAGGTCCTGGCACTGCTTGGGGTTGGCCCACGGAGCAGCTCCCCCTAGGACGGTATGGGTACGTTCCCACCCTACCACTCGATCGCCGATCCGACGAACCTCGTGCATCTGGGCGGAGGTGGCTCCAATCCAGAGCTGGTCGAAGTCACCGTCCTGGGGAAGCTCGTCCTCCGATAGGTCAAAGAAGTCCGTGTGGTGCCCCTGGGCCTCCAGTTGAGCAGCCAGGTACCAGAGGCCCAAGGGAGGATACACCATCGGATCGATGAGGAAGGTGGACTTCGGGAATACTAGCGCAACGTTCAACGGCGTTTCTTCTTGCCCCGACGTTTCTTCTTCATCTTTCGTTTCCCCATGATCTTACTTCGACCGCCGTACCCTACGCCTTTTGGCACGTCCCTTCTTCTTTCTCGGCTTCCCCCCACCGGCAATCACGCCGAAGTAGCCCTTCTGTTTCTTGGTCAGTCGTTTTCCACGGATACTACCGTGGCGAAGGATCTTATGGGCTTTCGCTTTGCTTACCACCATTGATTTCGTAATGGGCCTCCATCATCCCATCCTTCACCGCATCCCGAACGGTAGTGTAGAGTGCGGCCGTTAAGGACGTGACAATCCCCTTGACGATGAGGTCGACGGTATCCTTCGAGAAGATTCGTCCTCGATAGAAGGCCCAGACCGCAAAAAGGAGGACCCCTGCCACCGAGAGGTTACTGACGATGTCCGCAGCAGCCTTCAGCTCTTCAAGCATGCAGCAAACTCCTTCTCCCATTTCTTGGCTACACTAGTCCAGGTATAGGGCTTCCAGCCCTGGGGGCTCGGGTCTCCCCTGCCGTCCTGTAGGGCCTTGACGAGAGTATCTACCCAAACGTCGTCGTTGATGGGTAGGGGTAGGATAGTTGAGTCAGGCGCATCCGCCCAGAGCTCCTTCAGTGCATCCGCATCCGTTGTTATCAGGTGACACCCAGCGGTGATCGCCTCTAGGCAAGTCATGCTGAAGCCCTCAGTTGGAGCCACAGGGTCACAGGGATACGCTAGAACGGCTGACTGAAGTTGCTCCCGAGCGAGCTGCGCCTGACCTACGCCACCGTGGAAGGTCACCCCGGGGGGAGGGGCATCGCGAAGGGGTCTGAGCAACTCAGCCCTCTCCCGGGTGATGTTGGCTAGCCCCTTCTCCTTCATCTGAGCGTCGATCTCCAACCACTTGTCCATGTCATAGAAGACGTGCAACTCTGCATCAGCCACCGCTTCTCGGATGCGAGGCCAGAATCGAAGCAGGTGATGGAGGCCTCGATCTGGGGAGCTAGAGTAGATGATCCGGTGGCCCTGGCGCAAGAGGGGCTCGGAGGACACGTACCGGGACAGGTCGATCCCATTGGTGAACCGGGCCCGGCACTTGTCTCGGCTCAGCTCTGGATAGAGAGTGAGGAAGCGCTCTACGTGCCACTCCGAAGGGTGGAAGTAGAGGTCGATTGCATGATCAAATACTCCAACCAAGGAGTCGTTGAGCTGGAAAGCCAGGACGTGAAGGGCAGAGCGATCTGCCCAACGAAAGGCGTGGGGTTCATCCCAGGAGACATAGACATCGTGCTCCAGTTGGCAGATCAAGGCAGGGAGCAGGTTCCGGGGCAGGTAGTCTACGCCATCGTAGCGACCTGGAGGACAGTCATGGAAGACGGTTACTGAGTGCCCTAGCTTGGCCAAGGCCCGAGAGACCTGGATCATAGCCGTCTCCCCTCCACCAACCTGTCGCTCCCCCTTCTCTAGGTCCGTAGGGAGGAAGTCTCCCCAGTACCCATACCCTGACGTCACTAGAATCCTAAGTGGTTGCACTTGGCACCTCCGTGCGTTCTAGGCAAACCAGCCAGTTGTACCACCTGTGGTCGTCCTGGGTTGCTTCGTAGTCCTTCCGGGACTCCCTAACTCGAAATTGGGGGAGGTCCTGAAAGAGCTCCCGAATGTGGCCGTCCGTGAACTGCCAGATGTGGACGAGGTGGGGCTGTGCGACGTCAGGGTGTCCCACTCTCTGCGGATACACCTGGAGTTGGTAGTCCTCACGATCCTGGTAGCCCAGCTCTCGGGACTTCAGATCTCCATTAAGAGCCCCCTCCTCTACCCACCTGCCTGGGCCGGGGAGTTTCCACTCCTCGAAGATGGTCAGGACCACCCACCTCTGGGATACCCGACAGGCTTCCTCAATCACTCGACGAGGGTCCATTACGTGCTCTAGGATATCGCCGAGGATAATGGTGTCAAACTGTTGGTCCGCAAAGGGCAGATGATGGGCATCCCCTTGCTGGAAGTACTTGTGCAGATACGACCAGTCGTCAAGGTCGAAGTGCAGGGCCCGCTCCCCAAACTCCATCGGGTCACTGGCACAGCCGATATTGAGTACATTAGGGAACCCGTTACGTATGACCGGGTCCGCTAGGAGGAAGTACCTCCACTGAAAGACGGTCCTAGGAGACCCCGGGTTTGGGCAGCGCATTCTCAATCATCCTTAGCCACTGATCGGCAATGAGGTCCCAGTCCTGCTGGAAGGCAAACTCCTTCGCCGACTTGGACTCCTTTTCCCACTTCGAACGGTTCCGTAGTTGAGAGACGGCATTAAGGAAGTCCCACTGTAGGACCCCTCCGTGGACGGTCTCCTTCAGTCCAGCCAGGGGAACGGAGATCACTGGGGTTCCGGCGGCCTGGGCCTCCAAGGCAGCTATGCAGTAGGTCTCGGGCCACCAGCTAGGGTAGAACCAGGCCCACGCTTCTCGCAGGACCTTAGCTAGCCCAACCTTGTTGAGGGGTTCGTGGAGGAAGATATTCTCCATGTGTTGCGCCCTGGGCAAGTAGGGCCCCTCCCAGCCAGGATCTCCAGGACCCCAGCCGTAGATGGAGGATCGACCATATACGTGCAGCTCCATCTCTGGCCAGCGTTTACGAATCTCCTGGAAGATCCTTGCTGCAATTGGAAGGCCCCGCTCAGGGTTGGAGGTCCAGATCAGGACGTTCGTATTACGCACTAGGGCAGGTCCAGAGAAGAGAGATGTATCCACGCCGTTGCCAATTATGGAGCAGACGTCCTCACCCAAGTGCCAGCTCTCCCGATGATAGTCCGTTAGGCATACGGCCCGATGAGCCGCAATGCTAGGCTGTGCTACGTGGGGCAGGTCGTGCGTCCAGAAGATCTTCAACATATTCTGCCACGGCCATGTGAGAGCTTCTAGCCATCGGCTAGAGATCATCACGTGCCACGGTTGGATGATGAGCTGATCCAGGTCCTGCTGATTGACGTACTTCACGCCGTCAAACACGCCCGCAGTCCCATGAGTGGCTACGGTTACTTCGTTGCCCTTACGGAACAGGGCCCGAGCCAGGTAGGCTACGGCGCTCTCAGAGCCACCGAGCCCTTCCTGGTATAGGGTTGCTCCGTTCCAGGGCTTGCCCCCCGGCAGTACCACAAGTAGAACCTTCATGCTAGCACCTCCGGCTTGGGGATACGCTCTTCCGTCGGGCTGAGGGGCTTCCCATCTGGTCCAAGACGGACCAGAAGCCCTTGGTCCTTCAGGTACTGGAAGTGCCCTTCGCCGATCTTAAGCGCCCCAATATGCTCACACTTCACGTCTAGGTTCACCCACGTCAGGAACCCACAGTCTCGGGCTCTCTCACAGAAGTAGAAGTCCTCTCCCTTGTTGTCGAGGAACTCGAACCACGGGGAGAGGTTCTCGGCATACCTCAGGAGCCACTGGAGTTCCTGCTGGGCCTTGAAAGGATTGCGACCGTTAAGGGACCCGAGGAGGGTCTCTCGAGCTTCAACCGTGTGGGACTTATGCTGGTCCCGCATGGCCTCCAGCACAGTCCGTCGGATTACCAAGCATCCAGCTCCTGTGGCATCCGCCAGGATAAAGCCTTCTTTGGGGTAGTCCACTAGTGACTCGTACAGTCCCTCCTCCCCAGGGTAGGGCGAGAGCCGATACATCTGTGGAGTATACGGAGAGTGGCGGTTAAAGTACAAGCCGGAGATGATCCCGTACTGGAGGGCCTGGTCGATCAACACTCCGGAGTGAGGAGGCACTAGTACGTCCTGGTCAATGAACCAGGCTACCTCTGCCTGAGTTCCCCTTAGGACCTCCTCCACTAGTACGTTCCTAGCCTTTCCAACTACCATCAGGTCGATCTCAACGTTAATAAACGTATGCTGAGGCGTTTGCCCCTGCATCACGATGACTGCTCGATTGTATTCCGGAGGTATATTCCCTCCGTGGGGTGTGCAGACTGCAACTAGGGCCATGAGACTCCTAGGTATAAGGACCTGAGGGGAGGAAGAGCGTCCTGGTGCCCCTCCTCCCCCACTTACCTTAGCGGATGGCGACGATCCGTGCCCCCACACCAGCGGGTGCCGCACCGGTGAAGGAACGGGCTCGCCAGTAGGAAGCAGACGCATTGGCCGTCATGTACTGCAACTGAACATCGTTCACGAGGCCAGTCACGTCCCCACCCTTGAGTACGGGAACGCCGAACACGACCGTCGGTGCCACGCCCAAACTGTGAACCACAGCAGCATGAGCAATGGAGCCATCAACGTTCGATGGGGCCGCAATGACCTGGGCATCGGTCATGGCGGTATTGGCTCCGATGGTCGTTTCGACTACGGTCAAGCCAACGTTCACCAACCCGATCTCGTATTGCTGCCCGAGACCGGGAAGGTGCTCGTGGCCTAGGCCTTTCGGGATAGGCATTTCAGTCTCCTGGGTCTACCGCCGGCCGACCCACTCTTACGAGTAGGCCGTTGCGGTGTTGTAGATCCACCCGAAGTCCATAGTGGGCTTATGAACTTCTGCGGTGTACTCACCCAGGATCTCATACCGGTCGTAGTCACCGGTGACGGGCAGGAGTCGGGAGGAGAACTGCCGACCTGAGAGAGGGCCGATCCCCATGCTTCCACGGGTCCCGATCACCACATCGCTGCCGATTAGCCAGCGATCCAGAATGATATCGAGAACACCAAAGTCCGACTCATACCGCCCGATACTGGCGCCGGCTGTGCGCTCTTCGCGCTCAGTTCGGATCCGAGGGCCAGCCCATGCCGTGATAAACCGCTTGTTGGTACCGTTGACGGTGATGAAGTCCGGATTGCCGCCCAGGTTCCACATCTCCTGGAGCACGTTGTTCAGCATCGTCTCGGTGATGGCACCGCCAGCCGCATTGACCACGGTGGGCCAGCTTCCAGTGATCCCCGGAACCAGGACGTAGTGCATGAGCCCGCCCATCGAGCTCTTCCGGGGTGGGCCCGCTGTGTAACCACGGACCCCGTACAGGATGTTCTTCTCCAGGTCGATAGCAAGCCGCCTCAGGAGTTTTTCCTCCTGATAGGCCCGCTCCGAAACGTATCCGTACCGACGGATCGACCTCATGGTACCCGTTACGATCGCCCAGTCTTTGATGATCTGGGTATAGTTAAACGGGTTACCAAGCTCGGTTTTCTTCATGTCGGTACGAGCTTCACCGCCTTCCTGGGCCGCATGGGCAATCTTCTCCCACGTGACTGCAGCAGCGAGCGCAGTGTCGCCGGTGCCCCCGACGTATGAAACGCCGAGGGTGTCGGAGTCAGGAGCACCGCTTGTGACACGGAACACTAGGCGGTTCGCCCCCGAGATCAGTTGGATCAGATCATCCGGTAGGAGGTACTTGCCCTGATCCGCGGCCAGGACCATCACGCCTGACCCCGCAACGTAGGCACTGAGCAGGGTCCCACTACGACCCTCGAGCTCATCCTCCAACCATTCGTGCTTGACCTGCTCACACTCGTCTCGGAGAGAGTCCTTACCTACCATGTCGAGAAACGGTGTGTCCCAGGGAGACAGGAAGTCGATGACGTCACTAACGTCACGAATGATGTTGGTATCATCCGTTACGGTAGAGATGACGCCTACTGTGACATCTCCCTGTGCCATCTTAGCTCTCCCTTACAGAGTTACGGCTGCGGATACGGACCTGTCAACCTTCAACAGTAGCTCCGCCCCGTCCACGCCCCATGACCTTGCTTGGGTCTCGGTAGTTCGCCTGCAGCAAGAGCCATCGGGCCTCTTCCAAGGACTTCGGATCTCCCTTGGCCTTAAGCGCCAGCGCACGTTCACGCATGGCGTCGGGGGAGGAAGTGTCCGGGGCGGGAGCAAGACTGGTCGGACCGCCAGTGTCCACGGGGGCCTGTGAAGACTTAGGGATGGGTCGAGTGTCGTCCACAGGCTCCTCCTGGGGCTGCTGGTCCCGCGCAGCTAACTGCTTCTCAACTCGGATAAGACGGAGTGCCGTATCCAACTCCGCTGGGGTTTCGAACTCGATGTCGGGTGGAAGGTCCTCCTCCGTTAGCTTATACTCCATGAGCTTTCGGAGCAACATAACCTCCCGAGACTTCTCGTTGGCAAACTCCCTCAGGTCCGGCTCAGGCTCCACGGGTGCCCCTCCCCGCTCCGGTCGAGGGGCAGGGCCCTGACGGGCTTGGAGGTTGCGCTGCTGGAGGGCATCCAGCTTAGCCTGGGCCCGGTCCTTAGTGGCCTGAAGGCGGGCCAATCTCTCTTCCAACTTCTGCTTGTCCTCATCCGACTTGATCCGGGCATCGGACTCTGCCTGGAGCTTCTGCTGGAGCAGATCCATCTTCTCGATGATGCTCTCCAGGGTTTCCTTCTCAGCCACGGGGGGCTGTACTGCGGTTGCCATCACGGCACCTCCTTAGAAGTCGATCCCCAAGATGCGTAGGATATCCTCTACGGTAGTCTCGGGGTCTAATCCCAACTCTTGAGCTCTGCGTCGGATCTCAGCAAGGGCCTCATCCGAGATAGTCAGATCCCCACTCTGTTGGTCTACACCTAGGTGCTCCCCTACAATGTAGGACGTGCGTTCTCCCAGAATCCCCTCAACCTCTCCGAGGGCCTGCGCAGGAAGAACCTGCTGAGGCTGCACCCGAGGAGGGACGTCCTCAAGGTAGTTCTTGAAGAAAGGCTGTAGGGGCTCCGGGATCTCACTTAGATCCCCAAGAGAGGCCGCCATAAGACTTGCGTAGAGCTCCACGTAGCCCCCCCAGCTTGTATCCTCCGTAGGGTGGCCCCACTCGTTCCCCCCAATGCCGGGAAAGTGGCGAACTAAGGTCCCTAGTCGGCTCGTTGCTCCCCTCAATGCCTCCTGGAGAACCTGCTCTACGGCCGCTCTAAAGGCAGGAGAGGAGGAGACCCGACGCCCTTGGGGTCCCTGCAGATCGGCCTGATGGGCTCCCTCGTGGAGTAGTGTCGCAAGATCCTCAATGTCTTGAATCTGAATGACGGTAGGGGACTCCCGAATATGAGGTCGGGCTCCCCGAGTTAAGGTCTGCTCAGGACGCAGTAGCTCACGTTTAGTAAAGGCGAAGCCTCCGAAGCCTATCTCTTCTAGCTCGGGAATCTCCCAAACTATCTGAACGTTCCTGTAGAAGCCCTCCTTAACTCCTGGAAATACCTGACGCATCTTCTCGAGGGACACATCGAGTGCAGTCTTACCCTTAGTGTAGGCAGCTCCCGAGGTCAACCGAACTAAGGGCTGGACGATATTCTGCCAGGCCTCGTCCGCATAGGGATCCTCATCAGGAGGAGGCTGCGTAAAGGTTTGCACATCCGTAACCGTCCTACGAGGCCTCTCGGAAACCCTACCGCCTGCCGCCCCTCGCCCTCTGGGAGAAGGAAGAGGTGACGTTGGGTAGGTAGGGGGGGGAGGAGGAGCCTCGCCCTCAGGAGGGGGAGTTGGGGTGGGAGTCGCCTGCTGCTGGCGAGGAGGGGGAGCCTCACCTTCCTCAGGAGCCTGGGAGGACTGGATTTGGATGCGCTCCGGAGTAGGGCCAACGAAGTTCTCCAAGAGATAAGTCCACGGGCCATCGTGGTAGAACCAGTTGTTGTAGTCCTCTAGGACCTGGGCGTAGCGCTTGGCGAGAGAGGCGGCCTTGGCCTCTACCTGGTCTGGGCGGGCTGTGCCGTACCACTTCTCGTACACCCAATCCTTGTACACGTATAGGTAATAGGGGTAGGCCAACTCCGCCGCTTCCTGAGTGGCTAGGTAGGGCCTGAGGGCTGCCCACTCCTCCGGATTGCTCTTCTCCCACTCCTCACGTTGTTCGTAGTACACGTTGTAGTACTGGGCCCGGAGGTCCTCCATCTTAGGATCACGAGCTCCGATGACCCCTGCACGTTCTAGCCCAGCCTGCTCTACCCAGTCCGGGTGGGACTGAATACGCTGTGTAGCTTCTTCATCCACGAACAGATCCAGGTTCTGGTTGAAGTAATCCACGACGGCCATCCACTGCTCGTCGGTGAAGTCGAATGTCCCCCGGCTGATACGATCCATGGCTGAGGCCATGATGGGGTCTTCGGTTGCGGCTCTGGTGAGGACGTACTTATTGAGCGTGTCCCAGAACCGAGACTCTCCAGACTGAGAGTCCCCATAGTACTTCTCCATGAGGGGGGTCCACGGGCCAGGAGTATCCGTCAACCCAGCAGAGTGGAGTGAGTAGATGAACCAGTCCCGTTCAACCTGAGCAAGCTCCTGACGCTCCTGGGGGGTGAGGAGGTCACCCGGGGGGAGGGTGTACTCACCCAGTCCGCCCTTCAACAACCCCACTCGCATGGTCTTGGCTAGCCGTTCATCCTTGAGACGGATAGCCACATCCTGCCAGGTCCTCTGCTGCTCCACCGGGGAGAGCCGGCCCCACCAGGCGTTGAACCCTGCATCCTCCCCCTCAGGATACCCCACAGCCTTACGAACCTCCCGCTGCTCACTGGGGGTCAGGTTGAAGTAGTAGTTACGCATGAGGTCTTCAGGGTTCCCTTGGTCCCCAAACATCCCTGGGAAGTCGTACGCCTGGAGTTGCCAGTAGGCATCTCGCCAATCAATGCCTAGTCTCGATGCAACCCGTGAGGAGTATGTTTGGGCCTCCACCGCATTCAATGCCGCACCCATGAACCCGGTCTCGGCATCGTAGGGGAGTCCACGTGCTAGGATGTCTGCCCAGAGGTCCGCAGCATACAACTGGGCATCCATAGGCTTCATACCGGAGGCAAGGGCCTCCTCATACTTACTAGTGACGTAGTCCGTGGATAGCCTCTCGAAGTTGGCCCCACCAGGCTGGATGCTCTCGTACTGGTCCCAATACGCATTGATCTTCTCCCGGTGGAACTGGTATGCTACCTGGATTGCTGTCTTGAACCGGTCCCGATACGCAAACCAGTCCTCAGCCTCAATGGGCTCTCCGAACATCATCGAGAGCTCTGGGATACGCTCGTTGAACTCATCCACCGCTGCCCAATACCCATCCCAGTCAACCCGGCCCGTCTGCTCGTTAGTGAACTGGGAAACGTTAGGCTGCCAATCCGATAGGGCCCTCAGGAGGGTAGGACGGTCGAAGTCGATGTCGTACATCCCAAGGGTCTCTAGGCTCTCAGGGTGATAGCCCACCTTCTCCCGTAGTGCATCAATCTGGGCCAGCTTCTGCTGGCGCTCCTGGACCAGCTGCTTGTACTCAGCCCCAGCAGGGTTCAACCCACGGAGGAGCTGTTCATACTGCTCGTAGATAAGTGCAGCTTGCGTTCGTACGGGATCGTTCCCTAGGGCCAGTCCGTAGGTCTCTAGGTAAGGGTACGCAGCCCTCTCCACCCCAGGGGCCAGTTCGGCCTGCTGTTCACGAATACGCAGTTCCCCAGGGGAGGCATACTTCACCCCTGCCGGTAGGAAGAATGAGAGCAGCATCAGGCGATTCTGCTGACCCACAACGAAGTCCTGGGCCTGGTCCCAGATAGGACCGGCAGTGTGGGCCATAGCCTCTAGGGCCTGGAGGTGGGTAATCTCCCCCTCAGCCTCCATCTCTGCCACTCGCCTACGGGTGAGGTACTCAAAGATCCACTGGCCCGTAGCAGTCCTTCCCCCAGGCGGCAGCTCCCCCGTTTCTCGGAGGTAGGCTTCTAGGAACCTCTGAACCGGTCCGAAGAGCTCCCCCATACCCTCTCGTGGCAGTACCCCAAGCTCCTGGAGCCCTATGTCGATGTAAGGCCACGGTCGGATCCCAGTCCACTTTCCAAGATCCACCATCCAACGCACAGCCCCCTGCCACCCAGTAGGCTTCTGCCCCTCTAGGGGACTCTCAAACGGCTGGCGGAACTGACCAAACACGTCCAGCATGGATCGAACGTCGAAGGCATAGTAACCCTCAGGGAACGGACCAGCTCCGGCAGTCTCAAATCCTAGGGTCCCTTGGAATCTGGACGTTAGGTTCCTCTTCTTACGTTCCTTCTCCATAGCTCGCCAGGACCTATACGCCAACCCCGGCAGGCTCGGCGAATTCGAGAATACTTGCGCCCAGAAGACTGGGTTCCGAAGCTGGTACGTAGAGAAGGGGGTATAATTACGCAGGAGCTGCTCCGGGTTTAGCTTCGAAACGTAGTCAAACAGGATAGAGTGGACTTCTGCTGCAGCCTTAACAGTGGCCCGATCGTACTCGTCTGCCATCCACTGTTGCCACTTACGGACAGCAGCCACCCCCTGCTCTACCTGTTTCTTAGACAGATTGATGCTGGCTGCATTGCGCTCTGCAACCTCCTTGAAGGACTGGAACCAGTCATCAAACCCAGCTCGGATCTTGGCTAGCTCGTCCGTAATACGGCCAACTTCCATCTTCCGATAGTCAGCCAGGGCCTGATCCCAGATACTGGTGTCCACATCGATCTCATACTCTTCCCGGGCAAACTGGCCCAGGAGGGAGTCCGTACTGACCTCGGCATACGGAGTCTCTACCCCACTCCAGATGAACTTGATGACTGTCCCTTCATGGACACCCACTCGTAGTAGTTCACGAGTAAAGGCTAGGGCATCCTCATAGGACGTGGGCACCGACGCAATGATACGCCCCTCAGGCTCCACGATGAAGTCGATGGAGTCCCCTACCAAACTCACCCCTGCAGCCAACTTGTGCGGCTGGTGTCCCGGAGCCGTCTTAGCCCACCAGATCCCACTCTCCCCTGCTCCAGCTCCCACCCAGATCCCAGTCGTCCGTCCCAGGTCAGGCTTGAGCCCTTGAATCTGCTCTAGGAAGTCCGCTAGGTCCGACCCCCAGTTAGCTGCCCCCTTAGTAGGTTTGGTGGAGAAATTGCTAATTCGCCATTGCCTAAGCTCCGGCGCCCTCATAGTTAACTCCGGGACCTCTGGAGAGGGGGGGCGAGGCTGAGGAGCAGCAGGAGCCATAAGGTCGGCAAGGGTGCCACGGAACTTTAGACCTGGAATAAGGACGAATGTGTTGGCAGACAGCCCACTGGACTGTAGGGCCCTGGCTGCCTCACGAACAGCATCCAGACGGCCTTCCATTAAGACGGCATAGCCCTGGTTCTGGGCACCTGGCCCTATCGAGATCTTAACCGTCTGGGTGGAGAGGGAGCCACGGAACTTGATGGCCTCGGCCCCTAGGTTGTGGAAGCCACGACCGAGCCCAAGCTCCCCAGTGTCCACTACGAACACGCCCTTGATGAGGTTGGAGTCCCGTACCCCCTGGGAGGTCCACTCCTGGCTGAACTCCTGGAGGACTGCCGAGAGCTGCTGGGGGGTTGACCCTTTCGGGGCGAAGAACGGAACCGCGATGGGCTGGGGGATAGCCTCCGCACGCTTGATGGCAGACCCATAGCGCATATTGTACGAGGCTACTGAGTCCTGGTAGAACTGGCGAAGCCCAGCCGTAAGTCCATCAGGGTTCTCTAGGTACGACTCAGCCAGAGCTGCCATCGCCTCATCGGGGAGGTCCTGGAAGAGTACCTTCATGAGGGCGTTGTCAGGTTCAAGGCCACCCGCAGCCTTGTTGAGCTGCTTAAGGGTATACCCTCTACTAAAGAGGGCCCTCACACCCTCACCGATCTCCCCCACCTCCAGAGCCAGCTCCTTTAGCTGCAATCGAAGGTCGGGCGGAAGGGCCGTACTCAGATCCAAGTCCCCCTTGAAGATCTCCGGATCTGCAGCTAGTGCTCCGAGTGTGGCCTTAGCAAAGGGGGCCTCCTCCCCTGAGAAGGGAACGTAGGTAGCAACCGTCCCTGGAGGAATGCCCGCATCCAGCATGGCCTGAGCCGCCTCGCGGAGTCCCTTAGCATAGGCCACGGACCCCTGCTGTAGGAGCTCTCGAGTAGATACGAGATAGGCACCCTCTTCCGTTCGCCAGTACTGCCAGAGAGATCCCGTCTCTGCCCCTAGCTTCCCCTGGAGGGCAACCTTCGTAGCCCCGTGCCCTACAGAGGAACCGTAGGCCTTCCCTGCATGAATAACAGCAGTCATCTCCGAATCGGCTGCAAGGGCCTCCTGGAGGGCTTTACCCCAGTAGATCGTTGTGCCGGCGGCATCCGTAAAGACCTCAGTATCTCCCACTACATCTAGAACGGCATCAGTTCTCTTCAGACGGGCAAGAACCTCTTCAGGGAGCTCGGTGACTTCCTCAACGGCCTTGATGGCCTTTTGGGCTAAAACTTCGGCGGTCTCAGCCGCCTTTTGAAAGGCCTGAGTGGCTCGACGTTGGAAGAGGGGATTGTCGAGGTTGCCCAGGTACTGGCGCTGAAGGTCGTCTAGGGCCTTCTCCACCTGGGTCGTTAGCTGGTTGTCGGGAACTGAGGGGGGACGATCAAATGCAATCGACTCTCCAGGCAGGACCCTAGCCCTGATACGGGTGATGTCGTGCTCGAAGTCCTCCATCGTCTTGATTGCACCGGACTTAATCCGAGAGAGTAGTCCCACTGGGGCATCTGGGTCCCCAGCAACTCCCCGAACCAATCGCTGGCGTACCCCACCCTCCCCCTCAACTAGAGTCTTGAAGGCCTGGATGAAGATCGTAGCCCGGCGACTGGACTCCAGAGCTCGACCGGCTGCAGCACCTGCCTTCACGATCTTGGCATAGTTGACGTTACGGAGCAACCACGTAAAGGCGGACTCGTCTAGGAAGGTAGCAAGGCCCTCCGGTACCTTCTTGTTAGTGACAAGCTCCCACAGCTTCTTAATGCTGGCCTCATCGCCGACGGGCCAAGGAACCTCAGAAGTAGCCAGTCGCATCCCACCGTCATCGAGTGCATCCAGTAGGATAGACTGGGCAACCTCCGTGGGGAGGGCTATTCCATACTCCTTACCCAGGTAACGTGTAACATCTGCAGCAGCGTCGAAGTTAAATGGGTCAGGCAGGTACCCTGCTACGATCATACGATTGGTATCTGAGACCCCGTTGACCATGTGATAGCGAGGATTAGGCCATAGCCAGTTCTCAACCAGCAGTCGCTGGAACCAGGAGATCGTTCGCCTCAGTGCCCCTCGGGGATAGAGTGAGACTCCTAGCTTCTCGGCGTACACACTCTCAGCCGCCTGGGAGACCCACTTTAGGGCCCGGAGTACATCCTCAGGGGCGTCCGTAAGCTCCTGCAAGGCCCGAAAGGCCCCACTGCGGGGCCCATCTGCAAAGGGTCCGTGGGTCCTCAGCAACTTCTCCACGTTCGTTAGATCCCGCTCCCCAATAAGCTCAGCTGCGAAGAGGAGGACGCGTCGTTGTCGCTTACTGAGTAGCCCCTCCATGAAGGTCTCGGGGGTACGGAGCATACCCTGGAGGAGCCCCTCCGGCCCCTCAGTGACTGAGTACAAGGGACCGTGAACCTTGGGGTCGTAGCGAAGGGCTACGTTGTTCATGACGTCTTCGATATTATTCCCCCAGATAATGACCCGGGAGCGATTACCCAGGCCCACTAATCCACGCCGTACGGACGAGCGACTCCACAGCCCTAGGATCTTTGCCGCAATGGGCTCAACTACGAACCCTGGAGGGAACACGACCCTAGCAATTACGCGCCCAGCTCGTTGCGCGCGGGTCATCTGCGCCCAGGCTGTGCCTGCCTTAGCCACCGGCACTAACCACATTGGGTCCGTTAGGGTAGTCATAATGAACTCTACCCCAACGTTCTCATGCTCCTGAATAAGCTCAATCAGAGGGCGGTCGAGGTCGGCGTTAGCAGCCTCAAAGAAGGCCTTTTCCACATCCGGATCAAAGAGGAACGTCCACCCTAGGCCTGTAACACCGTAATTCCCTAGCGTGGCCTGCTCAAACGTACTGAAGGGGGACTGGAACCTCCCCATCAGGCGCTCAGGGATCAGCTCGTCCGTTTCAGGATCAAAGATAAAATCCTCAAACCGGTCGCGTCGCTCCCAAGTGTTTCGCTCCCAGCCTTCGACTAGACCGTCCATCTCCTCTCGGGTAGGGAGCCGACCTTCTTCTCGGAGGAAGTCTCGAGTCAGATGGGCCTTCGGAGCACTCGGTAGGTATACACTGGCTAGATAGAGGAGGCGTTCGGGGACCTTCGAGATCTGAAGGCCCACCTGCATCCCTAGATTCGTAGCAGCATAAGTCAGAGCCCCACCTACCCCACCCTTCACGGCACCCGTAGGAGTCTTCATCCAGTCAGGTAGGTTCTCGATGACTCCCTGGTACATCTCCGTAAGACGGGCAAATCCCAGAAACTGCTCCGTAAGGGGTTGAAAGGTCCGCTCGATCTGACCCTGGTAGTACTCGTTGAGCCCCGGAACCCCCGCCCGTTGGTAGATATCCTTAATCTCGTCATTCAGCCCCGTTACATTGGCCAGCAGTCGGAGACCTGCCCCTAGGGGGGTATAGCGGAGCCCCTCCCCAATAGACTTGATAATGCTGGCTCCGATCAGAGACCTGGCGGTAGGTGCTGGCACCGCTGGCACTTGCAGAGGCTTGGGGACGAAGGAGATGTTGGCCTTTGCCCCACGGGCTGCAGCCTCCCTCAGAGAAGTCACATCCGGAGAGGCTATTACCGCTACGGGCGCCGGAACCTTAAGGGTAGGACTAGTTTCTTTCTGCTCCCGGATCTTGGCCTTGGCAGCCTTAGCCTTGGTCACAGGAACCTTGGGAGCTATGAAGGCGGCTTCCTTCTTGGGAGTACGGGTAGCGGCGGGAGCAGGAGCAGGACGGTCCTCCGTTTTACGGGGGATAAAGCTGGTGGTCCGAACGGGACGCTTAGTAGCCACTAGGCGGCCCCCCACCACCCGGACCCATAGGCATACCGGGGAACTGAGGTGCCCCACGACCTAGGAACGGTGTGGCTGCTCCTGCTCCAAATCCACCTGCACTCGGGGCTCGTGGAAACGCACTACCCCCCGGTACCGGTGGGGCCGTACCCCGAGGGGTTGGGGGCGCCGCAACGGGTCCAATCTCTCGACCCGGAGGAGCCTGACCCTGGGGAGGACCAGCTGCCTCCTGCTCCTGTTGCTTCTGGGCAGCAACGGCCTGTTGCACGGCCAGCCACTTCTCTGGATTGAGCCACGGATCCTTAAGCTCCCGCTTCATCCGTTTGATTTCTTCATCCGGATCCTCATGGCCCATGTTTTCGAGGGTGGTGAAGAGTGACTGGGCACCTGAACCCCACTTATAGATCTCGTTTTGCTGGTGCGCCTGGTCGTCCCTGGGGAGGAGGTTCCCGTAGTCGACGTCGACGTAGTACTGGCCAGCAATGTCCTCGGGAGCGAGATCTACTTGCTGAAACCGGAGAACGCCGCCCTTCACCCACCCTCGTAACTTGGCATCCTTGGGGAGCTTCTGCTCAAAGCACCTCAATAGGAACGAACCTAGGCTCCGGAGTACTTCAATCCTGGGCGGAAGCTTTAGCTCCAGGATACGTTGCATTGGAGTTAGGGCGATGCGGGCGGCAACCCCGGAGGTGCCGCTTCCAAAGTCGCCAAACCCGGCATCGCCCAGAAAGGATAAGGTTCGAATGTCCTGCTGGATTTCTTCTACGTGTCGCCAGGCCTCAGCGGGCTGACCCTCATAGGGAACGGGCTCAAGTCGCTCCTCAATCCCAATAGGATACACGGCACCGGCACTGAAGGAGAGGGACTTGGGTTCCTGCTGATGGTCATCGGAGGCATATATGAGAGGTCGATGGATGTTGGTAACAATCTCTTCGGCCTGCTCGGAGCGCATGAGGTTGAGGTGCTGGTTGAGCTGGGGGATGTCTTCAAGGTCTGAAAGGGAACCGCCGTCCGTGGGGTCCTTCTCTGGATCTACGATATTCTGCACAACCCAGAAGGGGACCCTATCGTACCCATGCTCCAACTTGGCCAGGACGGTATACGTGGGGATAAAGGTTGGCTCTTGGAGGGCTCGTCTCACCCTCGCCACTAACCCAGTCTTGGATGCTGGTACGGTGGAAACTTCCATCACCGTTTGGGCCACCAGGACATAGTACACGTCGTCCCAGTACTCAATCAGATCCACCGTACTCTCGGTGCCTGTGAGGACGGAGCTCGTTCCACCCAATCCCACCCCATAGCGATTCTCAAGGTCGGTGGTAAGACGTTCCGGGTCAAATCTGAACACGTAGAGGAAGTCGTCAGCCAGGTCAAAGGTACGATACACTGGGAAGAACTGTCGAGGGTCAATACTGCGGAAACGGAAGGGGTCCTGCATATAACGTTTAAGAGTGCGAGGGGCAGATGCAGGTGCAGGAGCCTCCTCATGCTGTGCCCCCGGCATGGTCGTACCGTTCGGCATAACATGAGTTGGCCCTGCACCTTCTGGAGGAGAAGAAGCTGGAGTCTCTGCCAAGACCGGCCTAGACTCCCCCCGAATCGGAACGTCCTCCGCCGAGAGGTCGTCCCGCCAGAGGCACTCCACAACACCATAGGAGGACTTGGCAGCATTCATCTCTGCCCTACGCCAGGCTGCTAGAAAGTCCTCCCAAACCAATCTCAGCAAGTACTCCCGTTTGCGTGCGGCCTCTATCTCGGGAGCACCTGGGTCCTCTGCAGCCGGAACAGGCACCCTAGGAACCGGTGCCCGGGCTAGCATGCCAACGAAGTCCAGTACCACTCGTCGGCAATAGTTAATCACCAGTCGAAACTCGCCCTCGTCCTCGTCCTCTTCCGCATCCTCCCAGTGATCCCCTGAGAAGAAGGCCTGCTTTGCATCTATTGTAGAGTTCCGGCCGGCGTAGTGGGTCTGAACGAGCAAGAACTTAGACATGAGGGCACTCAGAATTTCCTCGTGCCCTGCTAGCCCTGGGGCGACTTTGAGACGGCAACCCTCGAGCGACGTCGGTTCCACGAGTGGACCGGCTTCATCTTCGTAGTTGCCTTCACGTATCCGAACCGAGCTATCAGCAAGTACCATGTGGCCTTCAGGAGGTGATTAGGCTGATCGGACGGTGGAACTTCCTTAGGAACCTTCTCCAGGCCCTGCTTAGTGATGTGTCCAGTAACAGAGCCGACACTGGGTCGCTTGTAGTGCCTGACTTCGTAGGCAAACTCAGCCACAGCGGGATTGACAAGGAGGTGAGGTGGGTGCAAGAATCCACCGTCCTCACCACGTTTGAAGTAAAGAAACGACTGAAGTCGTCGTATTCCTTCAATTTGCTCTACTTTCTGGGACCAGAGATTAACTCCGGCGTACTTGAGCCACCGTTTCTTCGAATCGGGAGCCATGACATCGATGGCCCCTCCAGCAACATGGCTCCACCACTCTCGGGTCTCAGTCTCCGAGATAACCTCTTCGTCAGTAGCACCCCGCATGTAAACAGCATCAATGAGGTAAGCAAACTGCTTAGCATCCACCTCATCGACTATCTCTCCGGGGTCGTGGAACTGATAGGCCCCCACAGCATAGGGATTAGTCCCTCCTGAGGGATCGACTGCCAGGTAAACGGGGAGGTTTCCGTCAAACTTAGCACGATCGTCGACATGGACGGACTCACGAAACTGGGTAAAGACCAGATTAGTAGCTGGGGCGGGTACAGCCCCACACCGCTCTTCGAACATGAAGGGGACCTTCGAATAAGCAGCTTCCAGCCGCTTAATCTCAGGGTCCTCACGACCCCCTGGAAAAACCGCCTCATTCGACCAAGACGGAAGCGAATAGCTTGCACCACCTTCTGCATTTAGCCCCTGCCAATCATCGAATAACTCAGGATACCATCCGGCACTCCCTTCAAAAGTACCGGACGCCACGAGCCATCCTCGCTTCTCAGCGAGACGACCAAGAGCCTTAAGGAAGACATCGTACGAGAGTTGGGCAGCCTCGACAAGTACAATACCATCTGGGGCTCTGGCAGCAATCTTTCGTACATCGTCAGCTGTCTTAGTTTCAATGACCTGCCCGGTCTTAGTACGGACGAAAGCCTTCCCATACTTAGGAAGGCTGATGTCGGTCCTGGCGCTGGCAATTGCTCCTAGCGATCCGAGCCACTCACTGACATACTCCAGTTCAGGCCGTGCTAGGTCGTAATCGGCAGCAATGATCCAAAAGAGCTTCCCCCACAACGAACGTGTTAGGAGCTCACTGGCTGTGTAGAAGCTCTTTCCGGCTCGCTCACCACCTGCAACGAGCTTACGTCGGGCTCGGGAAGAGAGTGCCCTCTGTTGGTGGGCATTGAGCTCGATCCCGCAGGAAGCAAGGACCTTATGCTGCTGGGCAACTGTCGGTCCGAACCGTATTTCGTCAAGTCCAAAATCAGGAGTACCCACGGGTCGTCCCTATCTAGGGCAGCAGAGATGCCCAGAGGATCAGCCTCCTGCCCCACTTGGGCGATCAGCTTCCTGTACTCGGCAATCAACTTTAAGGGTATGCCCCGCGTGCGCCGGCCACCTTCGTCCTCCTGCACTTCCACAGCCCCCTCACCGGGAGGGGCCAATGAGACTGACTGGTGGCTCAGGGTCGATGGCGCGGCCCCTAGCGGGGCAGAGGGGGGGAAGATACGTTCCTCGAGGAGTTCAACAAGGGCATTAAGGCGACGAATCCTCTCTCCCCTGCGGGCTACACCATGCGCCCGCAACTCGATCTCTTCCCGTTCCCTAAGGTCGGAGATCTCTGAGGCATACTGTTGCCTCATACTAATGAGTTCCGATTCCTGAAACGGATTGAGGCCGGCATCCTGGAGTCGAAAGTTGACGGCTCGCGTGGTGTAGCCCTGGGAGAGCAACTGAATAGCGAGGTCCTTCCGTTCCTCGGCCATGCCAGAAGTATACATGTCGGAAGTATGTAAGTCCTGCAGGGGTTCAAACCAAATCTATGAATAATTGAGATCTTTTATTTATGTCATGGCAAAATAGAGCTATATACAGACTAGAACCTAGAATTCATCATTCATTTCCCATGGTAGCCCCATTTTTCAATGTAATAAATAAAAGATCTCAATTATTGTTAGTTGATACTTGATTTTACAAACTTGAATGTGGTATACTTGGGGAAACCTGGAAAGAGGCCTACTGGCTAAGGGAGCGTGAGCATGGACCCAAACGAAGGGGACGAGCCGGAACTCCTAGCGGAGCGAGGGCCCGGGGCGAGGGTAACGGATGAAAGCAAGATCCGAGGGATGATGCAGGGGGTGTACGACGACGTAGTAACAATGCTCCAGCAGGGGTTCTCCCCACAAGAGGTCTCGGAGGAGGCTGGCTGGTCTATCGGAACCATCTATAAGATCCAGCGGGCGGAGGGGATACATGGACGTCATCTTGCGGCAATAGAGCATGTGGATCAGGATGCATTCCTTCAGGACTACCGAGGTGGGATGCGGGTGGTCGAGGTCATGACGAAGTATAATCTACACTCCCTAGCATTCTATAAGCTCCTGACCATCCTGGGAGAGCCTACCCGGCGCAGGGATCCACTGAATCTAGAGGCCCGCAAGAGGCAGCTTGATGAGGCCATAGCCATGTATGAGCAGGGGTTCCTCATCTACGAGATCGAATCGGAGACCGGTGTTGCCCAACCTACGCTCCACAAGGAGCTCCACGCAAGGGGTATACCCTTAAGGAGGCCCCGTGACCGGTGATACAGAGGTCAAACGAAGGTACGTCATTGCTGGGAGCTACCAACAGTTCCGGGATCTAGTTAAGCAGAGGGGCTGGCCTGAGGGGGTAACGCGCTACGTTTCCGACGAAGAAGGGCTTAGAGGACGCTTTGCAGCCACCTTATATCTGTATGGGACGTGGAAGAGACAGAAGTGGTTTACGGCCGAGGTGGAGAGGTACCTGCGAGGGGGAGGTTGGGAGATAGTAGAATGCGAGGACTAAGGGTCGTGGCAGATGTAGTGTACTGGGCCGTGATCGTCTTCCTAGTTGGGAGGTACTATTTGGCGGATCCGATGGATGTTAATCGAGATGGGGCTGTGAACGTACTTGACGTGCAAATGGTTGTCAATCGAGTTCTAGAGGGAGAAGGAGGGGAGTAGGAACATGAGCAGGCGATATAAGTATGAGCCGATTCACAACCAGGCCTACTGGAACGGGCGATGGATTGAGTCGGGAATCGTTCGTGGTCATGAGGTGGATACCGTCTATCTAGCCTTTGGGGACGAGCCGGGTAAGGAGAAGCTCCGGGTCCTGCTTGCATGGGATGAGGTGGCAACCTTAGTGTGGGCTCTGGGCGGCGCTCTTTATTCTGCGATGATGGACCTACCTAAGGGTGCGGACGTTAATCCCCGGCTGAAAGACTTCGGTCATGAGGAGTGGGGGCCATGAAGTGTCCGTATACGCGTGCACAGCTGCTAGAGAGGGATAACAAGGACTTTGGGGAGGGGCACCTAGAGGCGGTTAGGGGAATCTGGACCGAGACCGGGTGGTGGTGGGGGCAGGGAGTACTCCACGACCAGATGGCGGCGGAGCTGGGTGGGGTGAAGATCCTGGCTCGCTTTCGAAAGCAGTATGGGTGGGCTGCGAGAGTGGAGTTCGAGCCCGGTGCAGGGGTAGGGTTGGGGCTAACTATGCTCATGCAAGGGACGGGGATTACGGGGGAGGACCGGGTGGATGTGGAGTGGCCCGGGGGTAGAGGGCTCTCGATAGGTGAGGTGCTGAGTCGCTTTTGACGCTTTTCGGTCGGAGGACAAGCGTTTGTTTGTTCTTTCTTTTCTTGTTTGGTTCGGGGGTTGCTGTTTGGCGTTTGGCAATAGGGATTGCAATTGGTACACACCACCACAACAAATCATGCACCACCATGCACCACCATTGGCACCACAATATTTATTGCCAAGGTACGGACGGTTGACAAATCACCAATTGACATGGCAGCCATCCCATCATGTGCCCCATGAAACACACATGAAATGTTAATGTACCATCCCCACCAATTGGTGTATAATGATGTTGCACATTAACAATTGGTGGTGATGGTGATATCAACACCCATCACCAAATCCAAATCACCACCATACATACATGGGTGGCACATCATGACCAAATTGACAATTGGTGAATTGGTTGAATTGGGGGTGGACCCCACAATTGCTCAAAACATCATCACCAAAATGACCACCAAATCCACCAAATCCCATTACAAATATTGGGTGTACATGGATCACCAAATGGCCCAAACATTGGTGGAATTGTTTGGTGGTGATCCCAAATTCAAATTACAAAAATACATGCACATTGTCAACCACCGAAAATTGGGGACCACACCCAACACCATTGACATTTGACACCCCACCCCCACCCAACCCCATACCACCAATACACATGGCACATCCCCCATGTGCATTTGGTGTTATCCCCATGAGCAACAAACATTCACCAAACCATTACCATCCATTAATGTGCCATTAATGTGCATCATGTATCATCATGTTGTCACCACCAAACCATCATTTGTGATGGTATGTAACACCATGTCAAAATCCACCACATGCACACATGCACCACATGGCATGATGCCCATACATGGCACCAAACCATGTGATTGTGCTATTATGGGCATCAAATGTTACCACACACACAAACCACCAATCAAAAAATACCTACCCAAATCATTCATTCGAAACATCAACACGGCTGCCCACAATGATGGTGCTCCACATGCCAAATGTGTCTGCTGCCATGTGTCATTCATCATGCCATATATGAACTATGGCACCACCACCCAGCCATCATTCCAATCACCCAAACATTGGTGCAATGATTGTGTGCCCCATGATTTCATGGCATCATAAAATCCACTATAGAGAGGAGGTGATACCTAGTGCCCAAGATTACACTCGACATGTCCGAGAATGAGCACATGACCCTGCTGGAGGTACTAGCCAATGCCGTGGAGGAGGTAGTGCAGGAGGAGGCAGATGGCAGCGAGGAGTATACAAGCCAGGAGCTAGCCTTCCTGAAGCTAGTTCTCTCCCAGCTTCAACCAGATGCAACCTACTAACCCCACACCACCACGTCACTCAAAGAGAGGAGGTGAAGTAGCCATGCACGACAGAGCAAGGGTAAAGGCCATAGCCAGGGCGAGTGGAGTCCCGATGGACACCTATCAGGACACCCACTATTTCCCCCCTCGGTACCTGGCCAAGGACCTCTCCAATCGGAAGGTCAAAAGGTACTTGCGGTTCAAGTGGACGGAGCGGGCACTCTCCCAGCACCCCACCCTGACCGATCTCTGGCAGGGGGCGCGGGAGGAGTTTCCGGATGCCCGGCTGTTGCGGGTGCCCGGCTCGGAGGACCTCACATACGGCATAGCCATCACCTTGCCGCCATTCGAAGGAGACCCTAAGTGACCCACGAGGAGGCCATCAAGCAGTACGCCCAGGCCCTTCGGGACCAGCTCGACCAGGATTTCGCCGACGGCTATCCCCAAGTGCTCTTTGAGCACCTGTTCGAGGAGCTCCAAGAGAAAGCCCTGGCAGGTCCCCACCCGGAGACAGCAGACCTCGACCCACTAGAGCACCATGTTGAGGAGATTTGGGCCGAGCACGTCCGAGAGGCCCTGCTGCAAGTAATCCCCGACGTAGCCCCGTGGAAGGAGAAGGAGATCCCTGCACCATGAGCATGCGTACCGTAGTTGTTGATTTGGAAGGGATGACCGCCAAGGTCATACGCCACGATGGGTGGGGCCGCACGGCTGATGGTCCTCAACACAAGGGCCGGACCTACCCCCTCAGCAAGGCCACCCGGGCCCAGCGCCTGCGCATGGCCTGGTGGCTTCGGCACTTTGTAGCACACAGCCGACACGGCCTGGCCTGGGTCACGGTCACGCCCCACGCATAGAGGGAAGGAGGCTCCATCCACTATGGCACACGGAGGTGCTGGAGGGCCATCGTTTGCAGCTCTCCACCGGCTTGAACGCATTGAGAGGGCCATCCGGGTCCTACTGTACCACGTGTACGAGTCCGAGGGGGAGATCGGCTACCTGGGCCTCCCCTCCGAGGAGAGTTTCAACGAGTGGCTCGCCAAGGTGGGCTTACCCGAATACCAAGGAGAGGAGGAGCAGGACGATGCCGCTGAGTGATGAACAGGAAGCCAAGATTGCCAAGGCCCTAGAGGCCGCCAAGCAGGACTTCGAGGAGACCGTACAGAGGGAGTTTGCGCTTGCACCCACTGAGGATCCCGACCCCGTCCTGCTGGAGGTTGCCAAGTGGATCAGCAGGAACAAGGCTGCCACGTACAAGAGGCTCTGCAAGTTCCTCATGTCCCGGTACGAGGTATAGCGCGTGATCTCGGTTTGTGCCAATACGACACCGCAAGGGAGGCTACCGGAGACGGACCTAGCCAGGAGGACAAATAGACTGTACTACCGGTGCCCCCCTTGCGGCCGTACTACACCGCACCACTTCACCGAGGCTGACGAAACTAGTGACGCTGGAGATGACGTCCTGTATATCACCTGGTGGAAGTGTGAGCAGTGTGGTACCCTGGACTACCGATTTGAAATGCTCACCAAGTCCTAATGGGCCCTTAATGAGGCCTTAATGTTCCTGTGGGATAATGGGCATGTTGTGGGCAAGGTGGATCAAGCCACTCCCAAACCACCCCGTCATAAGCCCCGCCAGGGCAACCGGTCCTACGGTCGGCAGACGGTACTGAAGAGAGGAGGTAAGAGCTGATGGCTGGAGTTAATTGGGATGCCATGCCTGTCTGGCCTGCCAAACGGGCAGTGGCGTACCTCGGCATTCGGCGATCACGCCTGGTGAAGGTTGCCAAGGGTGAGGTCGAGCTGCCGGAGGGAGCACCGGAACTGACGTTCGAGACAGAAGGTCGGAACTATTATTTCGATGCAGAGTCCGTCAAGGAACTGAAGTCCTGGATCGACAAGAACCCTGATGCGCTGGGTGCTGGTCGAGCACGGCTCCCGGCCGGGATTGCCAGGTATCGGGCGTATCTGTCCGATGCTATGGCCGCCGAGATTTCCGAGATGTACGCCGACACCACCGGGTTCCGCCTGGTCAAGGCCACCCGGAAACGCAAGCCGAAGCCCGAGGGCGAGGAAGAAGGCCCGGAGGAGTAATCAGATCGGGGAGGAGGGTTTGCTCCTCCCCCTTCCCTCGGAGTGCATCAGGATAAGGTGGCTGCTCCCCCCAGCCAATAGGTCCTGGTGCCCTCCGAGGGGAGGGTCTGGTGAAGTTAGCCCAGGGCAACGGGTCCTCTTGGGACCGCCCTCCCCAACAAGAGACTATGGAAACGGTAGTGGTAGTAGATCAGGATAGCGCGGAGCAGGTGTCCTATGCCCGGACCCTAACCTCCGACGACCGAATCTATACCTTCCATACCCTCCAAGGTCTGCACCGAGATGGTGAGGCCACAGCCTCCTTGTATGGGGACCAGTGGCTAGAGCAGGTGACCTCAAGGCTGGACCGGGATGCACTTCGGGAGCACTGGATGCCTCCGATTGAGATCATCATCCTGGCCCAGAATCCAGCAGTAGAGTTTGTGACTCCTCACTTCCAACGAGTGGGGTTCCTATCCCGGCCCTTCCGGGACATGACGACTGAGGAGGTGCAAGAGTGGCTAACGCAGAGGGTCTCCACATTACCACGGGCCTAAAGGACGGCGAGCAACCACCGGTCCGCTCGTACTCCCACGACTGCATGTTCCACGGACCGGTGCCCTTTGAGTACCTCTTTACGGTACGAGAAGCAGGAGTGATTGTTGACACCTACGGATGTACCCTTGTTGGCTGTTCCATCAGAAACGCAAAGGTTCGTCCTAGCGTTTGATCCCGGGTTCACTACCGGGGTTGCGGTTGCCCGCCTCCACCCAACCGAGTTCATACCCGTCCTCCTCCGGGAGGTAGGTTGGCACGAGAGGCTCGGCGACCTGATGGTTTTGTTCTCGCAGTTTGAGGGCATGGTGGAGACTGTCGTTTGTGAAGACTTCAGTCTCTATCCCTCAAAGGCCCGCGAACAGATCCGATCTCGGTTCCCCTCGGTGCAGGTCATCGGGAACCTCCAGATGCTGTGCGAACTCTTCTCTCTTCCGCTCGTAATGCAATCCCCCTCGGTTAAGGCGCATGCCCTACTACTGCCCGAGCACCGAGCCCTGCTTAAGAAGGCTAAGTCTGAACACGTCAACGATGCCTACAAACACCTGCGCTACTGGTTCTCCACGGAGTGGCTAAAATGAAAGGAAGGAGCTTACGATGGGTTACTACTTAGAGACCCTCCACAACCAGCAGAAGGCTCGGCAGCTGGTGGAGATGACGGCTGGGGCAGCCCGTATTATCCCCAAGCCCGAGCAGTTCCTACCTTCTGGGGAGGAAGTGCTAGTGTGTGTAGTTGACAACGGACTGTTTGAGGCTGCTGGCATCATCTACGATGAGCACGAGTTTGCTGACTTCTCCCATCCGGATGGTCGCCCTAGAATCTGGATGCTGGTGCCCAGGACGGAGGTCCTCCGCCAGTGTCCCTACGTAGAGGAGATACTGAAGTGAGACCTGATCTGGCAGTAGATGAGGTGGCTGAGGCCGCCAACCGCAACTTCCCTTACACGGACGTCGTCATCACCCGTGCAGATAGAACCTACTGGCGGGTGGCTAAGGAGAAGGGGGCGGGAATGTTCTTCATCCACGTGGATGAGTTCGAGGAGATCTTCGGCAAGCCCGTCCGCCTCAAGGTCCAGGAGATGCTGGATCGGAGCCACCAAGCCTCCTTCCGGATGTGGCTGGGCATCTGAATGCCTGAGTTGTTCCCGTTTCAGGAGAAGGACGTCCAGAAGGCCCTTGGGCGGAACACCCTGATCGCAAGCGAATGTGGCATTGGCAAAACCGTCGAGGCCATCGAGGTAGTCCGCAGACGTCGGGTGGCAGGGGCTCGAGGTCCGGTCTTGGTCCTTTGCAACAACTCAGCAAAGGAACAGTGGGCAGACTTCATCCGAGCGTGGGACCCTGGGGTAGAGGTGGTGGTGACTGGGAAGGCTGGCTCCTGGCCAACCGAGGGCCGGCCCGGGGTGGAACTCCGACACTACTTCCATCCTCGACACGACGTGTGGATACTAGCCCACCATGAAGCCCTCTCGTTGCCCAGGAAGGCTGAGGTACGGGCACGACGGTACTATCAGGCCCCACAGGTATGGCGTCAGTTTATCTGGGAAGCAATCATCGTGGATGAGTGCCACCGTTACAAGGGTCGGAAGTCCCAGCGTACCGTATGGCTGATGGCCCTTGACGGCCTCTATCGGATGGGCATGACGGGTACCCTTATCGAGAAGGACCCCTCCGATGCACAGCCCATACTTAAGTGGCTGTACCCCGGTCGCCCTGAATTTAAGAACTACTGGAAGTTCCGGGAGGAATGGTGCTTCTCTGAGAACGGGTGGCAGGGGCATAAGAAGTGGGGCGGAGTTAAACCCGGTCGTGAGAGAGAGTTTGCTGCCTTACTGGAGCCGTTCACCATCAGGAGAGGTAAGAGGGACCCTGACGTTGCGCCAGACCTACCACCGAAGATCGAGGAAGTCGTGCACCTGACTATGGAGCCTGACTCCCCTCAATACAAGCTCTACTCTAAGGTGGCTCGGTCCCAGGATCTCCAAGTCAAACTACCACCTGAGTTCACCGTAGGTGGGGATTGGCACCTCATCATACCTAATGCTATGGCCCTACTGGTCAGGTTACAGCAGCTCCTCGCAGACCCCCGCATACTAGGTTTACGTGCCCCGTCCGTTAAGCAGGACTGGATTAAGGACTACGTGGCTGACAACCCTAACGAGCCCATCGTCATCTTCACCAAGTTCCGACCAGTAGCCCAGACCCTGGCCCAGGATCTAGGGGCCGCTATAGCTATTGGCGGTCGGGTAGAGCGTTTGGACGATTGGCAACGGGGGGCTGTGCAAGTGCTGGTTGGGACGATTGCTAAGATGGGTGAGTCCCTTAACCTCCAGCAGGCTCGAACAGCCCTCTTCATGGACCATGAGTGGTCCTCGATCAAGATGCAACAGGCGTATGACCGGGTGGACCGTATCGACATTACGGAGAGCAAGCACATCGTCCACCTCGAAGTCAAGGGTACGGTCGATGTCCTTGTCCGTAAGGCCCTCAGCCACAAGTGGTCCGAACAGGAGCTGATATGGAACTTCCTTCGGGATCTCCAGGCCTCGGCCTCGACCCCTTAGAGGGGCTGGCGGAGGTTCACGTATCCGACATTGGTACGTTTAGGACCTGTCGATGGCGATGGGACTGGTCCTCGAACCTCCGCCAGAATCTGGAGAGGGCAGTACCGGTGCCCCACTTCCTACTGGGAAGGGCGGTGCACTATGCCCTCAGCCAGTACTACGAGGGGTTCGATCCGCTGGAGGCATACGAGAGGTTCATCGAGAAGGACCTCAGCCTCTCGGACCACTTAAAGCTAGTGTCCGACATGGAGTTGAAGACCAAGATCCTAGACTCAGTCGTGTTGGGTCGGGGGATGGTCGGACACTACATCTCGTGGGCACCTCGGCATGACAAGGACTGGGAGGTCCTATCCACGGAGAAGATCGAGCAGCTCGTGAGAAGGGAGTTGGGGTTCTACTACGAGGGTAGATTCGATGGCATCTGGAGGTACAAGCCGGATGGGACCTTGTGGCTCAAGGAGTTCAAGACCACCCGGTCCATGACGGAGACCGACTTCATCTATAGGGACCCTCAGCCTACCCTATACCAGGTGATGGCTGAGAATGCCGTTGGGCAGCCGATCTCCGGTGTGTTGTACACCTTCCTCTGGAAGAAGGTTCCGGACTTCCCTAAACGACTAAAGAATGGGGAGTTCAGCAAGGCCCAGGACCAGAACACTACCGCCTCCCTCTACATGGAGGCCCTACGCAACGATGCCCGGGCTATGGCAACCGACTCCGTAACGGGAGAGATCAACCAGGCTGACTACGACCGCATGCTCCAACACTTCATGCTGGACTATGCCGAGATCCTCACGACCCTTGCGGAGGAGGAGTCAAAGTACTTCCACCGCATCAAGCTGGAGAAGACTCGGACCGAGATCACCCTGGGTATGGAGCACATTGGGCAGACCGTACTCGAGATGCTAGACCCAGAGACGCCCATGTATCCCGCACCCTCACAGATCAAGTGTCCGAGGTGTCCGTTCAATGAACCCTGTCGAGTGAGGCATATGGGAGGCGACTACTCCCAACTGATCCACGACGACTACCGACCCCGCAGTAAGTGGGAGATTGCACTACTGGAGGAATTCGAAGGTGGCTAACTACGAAGGTAAGTTCAATCTGATCCTCGGGTCCGACCTGCAATCTGGGGCCTACCAGGTCCGGATCAGTACCGAGGGGCACGTCATCGATGAAGAGGGGCAGGTCATTGCGACGATCGCCCCGTGGCCATTCGCCCTGCGCGTTACGAAGGTCGTAAAGGAGGAGGAGGTGCCGCATGCGAAAGAAGGAACTCAAGCAGGAGAAGGTAATCGCCCTACTGGAGGGGGATCCGGGGTCGGGAAAGACAAGGCTGGCTGACACCGCCAACCTAGATCCTCGGATGGCTCCAGCCCTGCACCTGGACATGCGGGGCAATACCGTCACCCTAGCCTCGGTGCCGGGCCAGCATCAGGTCCTCGAGATTGAGTCCGTCAAGGACATCGAGAGGATCTACAACTGGCTAGCCGCCGGTCAACCCCATCCAAAGCCTCAGGAAGGCAGCGTCCTCCCAACGGATATGGTATCCTTGATGGCGGAGTACTTTCCGGGGCAGGTGTTCCAGACCCTCATCCTCGACACGTTGACGCAGTACCATCACATGACCCTGGATGCTATCACCGGGAACGTCAACAAGCGGATCGGTCAGGAGACCAAGCAGCCCCAGATCCAGGACTGGGGAGAGCTGCTACGCCAGACCGTCCTCCTCATGGGCAAGCTGGGCGAACTACCTCTGCACGTGGTGGTCACCGTCCAGTCCTCGGAGGAGAGGGACAACGTCACCGGGCAGGTGATGCACCGCCCACAGCTGTGGGGTAAGTCGGTGAAGGAGGTTCCGGCGTTTGTCTACATCCATGCCTACCTCCTACAGGCCCTACGGCTTACTCAGCGACAGCGCATGCAGATTGGGCTGGAGGGGGAGGACGTGGATCCGAACACCCGAGTGGCCTTGTTCACGCCGAGATTCGACTCGATGGCTAAGGATCAGTACGGCGTCCTTGGACCTCACATGATCGACCCGTCCTTCCCGAAGATCTGCGACCTAATCTATGGTCCATCAACGAGCTAGAGCAGCAGCTCGATGGAGTGCCGAGATGGGGCTGGCACACGACTGCTCAACTAACGAACCTGAAGAGGTGGTGTAATGGCTGAGCTTTCGTTGGACTTCAGTGACGTCAAAGAACTCACTGAAGGGTGGCACTCCGCACGGATCTTTGCTGTTGAGGCGACGACCTCGTCCAACGGCAATCCCATGCTCAACGTCCAGTACAAGATCGAGGGCGGGCCGTTCGAGGGCCGGTCCTTGTACGACAACTGGATGCTGGCAACCGATGCGGTCTACAGGACTAAGGCCAACCTGGTCAAGCTGGGCTTGATGTCGAAGGATGACACCAAGCTCAAGATCCGGTCCGAGGATCTTGTCGGGCTGGAGTGCGAGATCAAGGTGGTCTACGAGGAGTATGAAGGAGACTCACGTCCCAAGGCTCGGGGCTTCCGGGGCGTGACGGGCGACACCTTCGAAGCCCTCGAGTAGGCTCAGAGCCCCCAGCCCCCCTCTACCCCGTCTGAGGGGGGCATCTTTCTTCTCCTAGGAGGGCGTGTGTTCTTCAAGGCTCTCTACGCCAATGCCCCCGAGGACGAAGGACTGCTAGTAGAGGTTGCTTATGGGAAACCGCCCCTCGATCGAATCTGGATACCTGTGGCCGATGTGGCCGGGTCCGGAGTTCCTGTTAGACCAGGCGAGCATTGCTTCTATGGGCCTGCCCTACGCCGTGAGGCCCGAAGTGGCAAGGACGCCGTGTGGGGAACCCAGGCGTTATGGGTTGACAGGGACGATGCCCAGTTCGCCAGAGCAACCTTTCCGCCGTCCTTCGTCATCTGGTCAGGCCACGGGTGGCACTACTTCTGGCTACTGACTGAGTGGGCTACAGACCAAGCAGCGATAGAGAAGGCGAACCAGCTACTACTGTATGATGTCGAAGGCGACAAGGCCTGTTGGAACGTTGACAGACTCCTACGAGTCCCGGGTTCGGACAATTCTGGAGTTGAAGCTGAGCTTCGGCACCACAGTGTTCAGATCCGATACTCACTGGATGATATCAAGGTACTTGCAGGCCTTGACGACAAGATACGACACAAAGTACGTACTGGTGACCGCCGGGGATACCCGTCCAGGTCAGAGCGGGATTGGGCGGTGGTTTCCGCACTCCTTAAAGCTGGTGCACAAGAGAGTCTTATTGAGACGATCTTCCAGAACCAGCCGGTAGGGGATAAGGTACGAGATGCCAAAACTTCAGCCTCCTACCTTCAGAGAACTATTGAACGGGCTCGAGTCTCTCCTTCCGTTGGTGCCGGGGGCTCTGGTCTTGAGGAACGGGGAGACGGTTACTACGTACACCGAGGTAAGAACGTCCGAAGGCTCAGTACCTTCCTCTTTGAGCCTGAGCTACTCCTTGATGGGCGTGCTTACGGTTCGCCTGATGCCCTCGTTGGTACAGTCCGAACCGAACGTAGCACGTGGCCCACTATCACCTTCACCCGCCAAGCCTTCCAGTCCGTAAGGATGCTGGATCGAGAGACCCCCTACATGGGGTGGCAGTGGCTAGGGAGAGATGACGATGTTCGGGGACTACTTCCGTACCTCATCCAGAAGCTTAAGGATAAGGGCTTTCCTCGGCGGGCTGCCACGGGGACGCTTGGTCTTCACCGACTCGGGGAGCGTTATCTATTTGTTGGTACGGAAGGTACACTCTCCGCGGAGGACTATTGGCTCGGCTCGAATGCTCCTCTCGTATATCTCGAAACACATCGTGAACATCCTATACTACACCTCGCAGCACCCCTGGCATTGGGGCCGGATGCCCTTGAACCTAGTCCTGCACTCATCGGGTCACTACTACCTACGCTTAACGAACCTGAGACAATCTGGCCGATCATTGGCTGGTACTGTGCAGCTCCACTTAAACCCTGGCTTGAGGAGCAGGGCCTTCGATTCCCAATTCTTAATGTATACGGTACTAAGGGGTCCGGTAAGACTACTACGATCCAGAGGGTGATGTTACCCCTCCTCGGTCAACGTGACCCTAGGAGCTACGATGCAAATACAACTAGGTTTGTCGTCCTATCCCTCCTCGGATCCTCTAACGCGGTGCCGGTCGCTTTCAGTGAGTTTCGATTTGGGGCTGCGGATAAGTTCCTACGATATGTCCTCCTCTCATACGATACGGGTCACGACCCCCGAGGCCGCGCTGATCAGACAACTGTTGACTATCCCCTTAGCGCACCCTTCAGTGTCGATGGCGAAGATCTCATTGCAGATCCAGCTGCTAAGGAAAGAATACTTGCCGTAGTCATGCACCCTGCAGCCATAGCAGAGGGAACGGAGGCGTTCAATGTTCGACAGCAACTTGAGAGCACTCCCCTCCTTGGATTTGCCTCAGGGTACTACCAGTACCTACTACGACTCTTACTGGGTGCTGAGCTTGAGGCACTTGTTCAACAGGCGCGTGCTGATGTACTGGGGGCTTTTCCATCACGGCTTCCGGATAGGGTCCGGTCGAACCTGGTTGTTGCTCGACTTGGACAGAGACTCTTTGCCGCCTATACGGGCGTTGCTCTCCCAGATGCCAAGATCCTGTCTGAGACCCTCAGTGCTGTTTTCTCAACCGAGACTGGCCGGGCTCCTGTCGCTGCGGATTACATGGTCGAAGATCTGGTCAATGCTGCAGCCCGTTCAGAGCAACGGTTCACGTGGAGTTACGATGCTGGCAGTGTTACCTTTTTCTTCCAGCTATCATCCGCCTACGAATGGTGGTCCCGCACCCGTAGGGACAGGCCCCTTGGCCGTGATGCACTTCGGGTCCAGCTAAAGGAACTGGACTACGTCTCTGGTCCCCTAGCCCGAGGAGGTCATATGGTTTACGCTGTCGTGCTTACCCAAGCTCGCAAGGCAGGTCTCGACGTACCCGAGCGACTAGCCCCGGGTACCCTAGAAGTGAGGTTCTAGATGGACCCTGAAGGTGAACGGAACCATCCTCGAGCAGTAGTTCTAACGTCGGGGGGCATCGATAGCACAGCCGCCTTGGCGTGGGCCATAGCGAGAGGCTGGAGGCCCGTGTCGATTTTCGTATGGCATGGGCAAAAGCAGGTCCACCAGGAGAAGGAGGCCGTAGAGGCAATCATGGGGCACTACAGGCTCTACTACGATATGGAGAACCTCTCCGACCACCTATACCAGCCAGCAGGACCGAACTACCTGATCCCCTTCAGGAATGCTGCGCTGCTCACCGTGGGGGTGGCGCTGGCGGAGAGGGAGGGGATCAAGTGGCTAGTGTTCGGGGGCTACTCCCAGCCAGGGTGGGGTTACGAGTACCCGGACTCGACCCCGGAGTTCCTAGGGGCCTTCGGAGCCTGCATCCAGATGGGGACCGGGGGCCGTGTGAGGCTGGTGTGTCCGTGGAGTGGGTGGACGAAGGACCAGGTAGTGCGCTGGGCCCTAGACCACCAGGTTCCACTGGAGTTGACGTGGACCTGCTATGCCCCAAGCCACCAAGGGAAGCCGTGTGGGGAGTGTCCAGCCTGCAAGAAGAGACGATGGGCTATGGAGGTGGCTCTTGGCGAAACATACCCACTCGATAACTAAGACGTACTGGTTCTCAGCCGCCCACATGCTGGTGGGGCACCCAAAGTGTGGGAGAATGCATGGTCACAATTACCGGGTAGACGTGACCGTGGCGGCTG